ATACTGATGATAAGTATTATATTAACAGCGTTGGCTGGGAAGTTGGAGTGATGAATACAACAGAAACACTAACTACTCCCATGGAAGCTGACCCAAATCAACATAACTATTCATTACAGAGAGGATATTAAATGGAATGGAATGACCATTGGCGATTAGAAGGACGCCATGCGACACTTAGCCCATCAGGTTATCATTGGTTGAACTATGACCCTGATAAGATGCGTCGTGTAACTTGGAATAATTATTCTAAGGAAGACGGCACTAAGATGCACGAACTAGCATCCAATATGATATTGTATAGCATCATGCCTGAGAACAACGAGAACGCTCTTAACCAATTCGTTATTGACGCTCTCACAATGTTTGACGAACCAATGTCGTCTGAAGTATTGTTATATTACTCTGACGAGTGCTTTGGTACTGCTGATGCTATTTACTACGACGAGGAGAAGAAACACTTGCAAGTTCACGACTTGAAGACTGGTGTATCTAAACCCTCATTTAAACAACTCTGGATTTATTGTGCATTGTTCTGTTTGGAATATGACAAGAAACCAGAAGACCTAACATTCGAATGTCGATTGTATCAACTCGGTGCAATGGATATCGATAGTCCAGATCCTAAAGATGTACGAGCAATCATGAATCAGATTGTATCTATGTCTAATGTTATTGAAGGCGTTCGTATTGAACGTCGTATGCAGGGATTTAAATAAAACTTTTTATTTTCCAGGTGTATAATAGAGAGGAGGATGACTTAGATGTCGTTCTCTTCTTTTTATTTTGGGCCTACCATGACAAACCCGACAAAAATTTCGCAAAAAATAAATTTAGAAGATAATAAAGGATTTCTTTAAGTTGTGCAAGCTAAAAAACTGAAAGTAGTATATCACCTCGACGCAACTATTACACCTGCGTGTTATAAATAGTGTATAGTAACTTAAACGAAATTTTAGAAAACAATGTATATCTTAACGCTTTAATACTCTTTCCTACATTGCTAGAACAATCTTGGGCTATTTCCTTATTGCCGAAAATAATAGCCAACAAGCTAAAAAGAAAGTAGAACAAATTTTCATCATCCTAATAAAGTGAGGTTTTAGATTCGACTAGCAATACAGAATATCACAGTCATGGGTGATACTTTCTGTTGAGCACACAATTGTAGACGATTTAACTTTTTATTTCATAACATCTCCAAATTTAAATAAGTTAGTTAAAAATTCAGTCAACTTTTCATTTTTCAATGTCCTTTTTTACATATAATAATTTTCCTTCTTTCTACATTCAAAATTATATAAAACAGGTCTATGATTGTGTGTTCTGCAGAGAGTATCATGCTCTCTCTCTTAGTAAGAATCGGCTTGCTAAGAACTTTACTATTTTATTATTCTATATCGTGTGTTGATGGATTGAGACCGCAAAGACCAGTCCATCATATTTTGAGTTGCGGAGAGCTATGCTCTCTGTTGAGCATACTAGCGACTAATAATTAACTTCTTATTATTCCCTATTTCCCTATGAAAACGATTTACCATTAGACATTTATATATGTACCTCTTATAAAATATAAATATGTTCCGAAAATGGTCGTTAGTATGCTTTACAGAGATTATATTCTCTACACTTTATTTGTCTTAAGGAGGAATTGATATGACAAAGAAAAAAGACAACCTTACAAGTTACATTGAAGAACGCCGTAAATGGTTGGAAGACCCTAAAGATGATGCTTGTATTTTTATTGCAGGTGAAATAACACCTACTGATTTGATTAACCAGCAAACAATGTTTGATGCGTATCGTAATCTTAATCAGACATTTGTAGACAAGAACCACGACTATGGTGGTAGTTTTGAGGAGAGTTTAAATGATTTTGGAACAATTGCTGGCGTTATTCGTATTGGCGATAAGTATAATCGTTTGCGGACGCTTACTAGAATGGATATTGGGGGAAGGGTTAGTGAGTCTCTTACTGATACTCTTCTTGATATGGCTAATTATGCAGTAATGACTGCTGTATGGCTTCAAGGAATTGAGGAGGAAAGGAAATATCGTAATGAAACTGCTAAAAAGTAAAGGATTAACTCAAGCTCTATGTGTAACGCTATGCTTATTGTGTACTGTTGTTTGTGTTATCTCTACAGGTATTACACAACAAAAAGGAAAGCAAGTAAAGGAACCGCTCAGCGCTAAGTCTGAACTACCTAGAAATCAGGTGATTGTTTATCGTATCTACTACAATGAAAAAGACTCACCTACAATTAAGGTTGAACATAGTGATGCTAACACGCCTATTGATTTGAAAGGCGATAGTCACGGCGGCTAAAAAAAAAGATTAAACAAAAAAAAAATACCCAAATTTAATTAAGGAGACCTATCATGAAAAAATTTAACACACAACCAACTACAAAAACTAGCTACATTAAAACTAAAGCTTATGGGCTTTGTGGTGCAGTGACACTTGCCACAACATTGTTTATCGGAGCTGGCGCGGTATCAGCAGATGAAACTACTCAACCAGTGGCAGACACTCAACCAGCAGTGTCAAACGTTTATACAGCAGATAATGCTGGGAATGTTACTGTCACACCGTCTGAAACAGTGGTAGAGACAACACCAGTGGTAGAAACACCAGTAACAACTACAGAAACACCTCAACCAGCAGCTGAAACTCCAGCCGTTACAGAGACTACACCAGTAACAACTGCCGAAACTACTCCGGCGACTACAATTACTAAAGAGGGCGACACAATCACTGTTGAAAATCCTAATGTTGATGTTAGTTTCCCTAATGGAACTGGCAAGTACTCACCATTCAAAGTCGAGTACAAGGATGTCCATATTCCTGACGACATCCAAGTGAATGAAGGTGACAAGGTTACTTTTGACTTGCCTGAAGAGGTGAAATTCCAAACCTCTTACGATTTTGATGTGTATAACCCAGATAAAGCAGTTGTCGGTAAAGCTACAGCAAATGCTATCACTAACAAAGTAACTACCGTATTTAACAACTACTTCACAACACACCCACTCAACAAACAAATGAGTCTTAAACTGGATGCTCAATGGACGGACAAGGTTGAAAGCGGTAAAACAGTAAATGTTAATTTTAATGGCACAGTTGTATCTACAACTATCGGAAAAGAACAAGTCATCGGTAAAGATGAGTTGCTTGCAAAATGGGGGTCACAAGATAAAGATGATCCAACCGTGATTAACTGGACTGCTCGTGTTAATTACGCTAAGAGAGTACTCAACTATGTGACTATCATTGACGAAATGTCAGAGAATCAAAAGTTAATTGATAACTTTTTCGAAGTTAAAAACATTGAAAGTGTTGATCCATGGATTGACAAAGGTTTGGCTATGGATTTAGTTAAATCTATCAGTAAGTCAGATCATGGCTTTACTATCAAGATGGATCGATTGGATCACATGGTCTATATCAACTACAAGACTAAACTTGTTAATACCGTTAAGGATTCAGTTAACCCAACTAACAAAATCGAGTTGAAAGCAGAAACAGATGGAGCTACTTCATATAGTTATGTACAACTCGTAGGAGGAAAAGGTGACGCTAGTGGTGAAAATAAGCCAGAGCCTACTTACGAGATTCCTAATGAAGCTCCGAAAGTAGATATTCCAGAATGGAACGGTGGAGTAGTTCCAAATGAAGCACCAGTGCACTATAAACCAGAATTCCAAGGCGGAATCCCTGGTATCCCAGAAGAACGTGAACTACCACCATTCGAAGGTGGAGTAGTTCCAAATGACGCTCCAGTTTTGGATTTGCCAGAGTTGGAAATTCCAGAAGAGCCAACAAAAACAACGCCTAACGAACCAGTTAAACCTAACACACCAGAAAACACACCTAACAAGCCCGTAGACGCTCCGAAGACTAAAGATGTAGAACCTATCACTGTGTCTTATAAAAACGATTCTGAGCCATCTGAGGTGGTATATATGGGCGTTTATGATGGCAAATTGCCTAAAACTGGTGAAAAAGAAGGTAATACTACTACTCTCGGCCTTGTAGTTATTACTGCTGGTATTGCTGGACTTACTCTTGCATTTAAGAAACAAAACTATTGATTTGAAAGGAAGTAACGATGGAAATGGAAGCAACTACGGCGGCTAAGAAGATTACAGGTAAGAAACTTGTACTTCGTTATATTGGTAAGACTACTGAAATCGTACAAGTAGCAAGCGATGTTCTTGTTACAAAAGACTCTATTATGTTTCTTGAAATGATTGACAACGTTGGACGGCTACGTTCGGTATGGTATAGTCTTGATGGACTAGAGTCATTTAGTTATGAAGGCGATTTGAAATATCTTGCTGAGGATAAAACAATTAAAATCTCACCGAATATGTAAAAGAAAGGATTTATTATGAACGAGATTAAATTGGTTGTAAAACGTGTTGAAGAAGAACGCGATGAGTTGAAGAAGAAAGTTTATAAACTCGAAGCTGGTCTTAAAGTTCTTGACAAAACGCCTTATATTAACATTACTGAGGAACACTTAGAACTACTTAAAGGTCAATTATCAGTTATGCATCAATATTTAGATATCTTGGAACGACGTTTAGAGTTGTTCAAGCAAGATATTAAATAACACAAGAAGGAGTTCTTACCAGGGCTCTTTCTTTTTATCCAGCTATATAATAGGGAGACATCCCTAAGAATTATTTTAAGGAGGACATTGTTATGTCAAATGTAGAAACTATTGTAAAAGGAATTGAAGAATATGCGAAGGATAATTTCAATGAAGATATTCTGAATCACTTTTCTAATGCACCAGAGGGACTACCTAGTGTAACATCCTTGGTAAACGAAGATATTGAAGAGTTTATCAAAGATGCTAACCTAGAAGCTCTATTTGATGTAGAAGACAAAGAGGTTCAGAAGAAGTTACTTCGTAAGGTTATGTATTTTGCATACCTTCAAGGCCTTGGCAATGATGCTGAGACATTTATGTTTAAAGGAATGTTAAAGATTTTAGGTAAAATGTAACAATAGCACTAGCTTCGGCTGGTGTTATTTTTTTTTTAAGGAGGTAATATATAATGGCATGGAGTGATATGTTAGGAGATATGAAAGGACAATTGGAGTCAGCTAAGAGTCAAATGTCCAATCAAATATCTGGTATAGAAGGGCCTGAGGAATTGAAGGAGATACATATGCCTGAATTCCCAGATGTGTCGAAGATGTCTGGTTCAGATATGTCACAACGGATTAGCCAGGCTACAGACGGTAATATCAATGTTAAACCTTCTACAATTGATGGTATTGTGGGGTTTGCTAAGGGTATGAAGTTGAATATGCCTGAGAAGAAGATTGAAACACCAGGACGTTCTGTTAGTATTGGTGGTATGAAGTTTGATATTAAATCAATCAAGCTTGGAGGGCTTGAAGGTATTAACTTAGATGCGTCTGAGATTAAACTCAACCAGGAACAAGGTAAGGGTGTGATGGAGCAGTTCACTGGTGGTAAGTCTATGGAGGAGATTGAAAACCTTGATTTTGAGAACATGACACCAGAAGAACAACAAGCTAAGATTGATGAGATTATGAATCAACAGAATCAAACCATGAAGCCTGAAGATATGGCTAATAACATGAAGCCTAAGTTTGATGATGGTACTCAGAAAGTTATCGATATGTTCACGAAAGGTAAAGGGTTGAAATGATTAAGACTTATATATTGTGTATTGGTGGTTTCTTTGTTGTATTGTTCATTTGCGACTTGATCAGAAGTGGTTGGAAGAAGTAACCTCTTTATTTTCTATTGGTATAATAGAAAGAGAGGAATGTAATATGAATACATACACATTTATAAAAGAATTGGTTGAAAAGATTATCAATCCTAGAAAAGGTTATGTTATTACTTTTCAAGATGGTTACAAATGTATTGTAGATGAAAAATATTATAATGCTATTACAGAAGAATTAGAAGGTATAGAAGAAGCTGTATTTCTAAATTTTGATTTTAATTCAGAACGATTTATTGTTATATGTGATGAAAATGATAAATTTCATATCACTCACGTATATGTAGAAATCAAATATTATAATTAAAATATAATTTTGAAGTTGGATTTCTTCTGACTTCTTTTTTTTTACCTCGTATATAATAGAAAGGAAGGTATTATATTATGAACCTTAAAGAAAAATTTATTGAAAAACGTGACGCTACTATTGAATGGGTAAGCAACCACAAGATTGAAACTATTGGGTTTATAGTTGCGACTGTAGCAGGAGCATTTGTTGTGAAGAATGTTATGGATACTAATAAAGTTGATAAGACTTTAGAATTTGTTCCAGAAGATATTGATAACGAAACACCTGTTATTGAAGAACGTAACTCTGACACAGATTTTTGGTCTGGCGATATGTGGCAGTTCAAAGAACGTGACGAAGACAAAATTATAGATTTTTGTGAGGAAAATGCGATTAGTTATAATACAACTTACGGACAAGAAGGTTATACTTACGGAGGAAAAGACTTTGATATTAATGGAGAATTAGTGTTTAAAGAAGAGTAATTTCTGAAGAAGGTTTAATCCTTCTTTTTTTTTTTAGAAAGGATAATAACATGAAAGAAAATGTAGAAGTTGTTGTTAAGGTTGGATTTAATGATAAAGAAATGAGTATTATGACAACAAGTATTAATAATGTTAAATATTCCACAGATACTTGTAATGGCAATATTCATATATATCGTATCAGTATAAGAAATGCTAGAATTATGTCTAACAAACATAGAGAATACAACGCCGAATATGGGCGTGATTATTATACTACCAGGGATGAGGATTTATGGGTATACGAATCTCCAAAACCTATTGAGTTTTATATAGCTAGAACAACGACTTACGAATCTCCTGAGGAAGATGATAGCAAATATGCTACTAAGTTTGTTGGAGGTCAGCCTGAAAGTTAAGATTGGAGGTGAATAATATGGCTAAGTTTTGGCGTAGTGGTATGATTGACAAGAAGGTTGTTGCGAAGCGTGAACAGGACGAGTATATTAATAAATTACAAAGAACTATTCTTGAGTTGAGATACGAAGAACCTGAATATGCTACGTTTTATGATGATAAAGGACAACCTTACACTAAAATGAAGATTGATAGGAAGAAACCTCTAACACCTACACAATCTGCTAAAAAGTGGGGAGAAGGTGTAAGAGCATTATTTACTGGTGAATATGATGAAGTTAGACAAGGCGATGATATCACATTGGAGTTTCATAATTGGTTAATAAAGAATGCTGATAAACGATATAAAGCTGATATTGAGTTTAGTAGAAAGATAGCGGTGCTTGAAAATGAGAACAATACACGTGATATATGACAAGAAGAATGACGCTCTTGGTGTTGTAGATGTGGGCGATAAAGACCTCCCAGAGGCTCTGAGAGACGCTGTAGAGTGGTGTTATGAGGGGCGTAGGTATTCCTACAGGTCTTATTTTAAGGCCAACAGAGGGCAAAAGAACGAGTATTTAGACGTTATTATGAAGGAGTATTAGTTGCGACTTTATAGATACCTTGTTTATCGAAGGAAAGGAGTATTAAGATGTTAGAAGTACTAATGTTATTATTGTTATTGTTTGTTTTGTTTATGTATACTTGTGGATAGGGTTATTGATATGATGTTGCTAATATTAATTGTTATTATTATGATGTTTGTTGAAACTACTTTGTAAGGGGGATGTTGTTATGGATAATATGAATATTTTACAATATTTTAATGCGAATGCTACCAAGGAAGAGTGGGATGTTGTTCAGAAACTTTATTCTCGTGAGCTTGCGATTGATTTAAAAGACCTTGGCATGGAAGGTAAAGAAACCTTTAACCTTGCTGAGTTGGCTGTTATCTATACACGATGTGCTTTTGAGAGAGATTTGGAACATGTAGAGACTATCGACCATGAACTTGGTGGAGCTTCGTTGGAATCAACAAAAGACATGTATATGGATATAATGTCGGATACATTAAAAGAGTACGAGGAGGAAGAGAACAATGGATAAAGAATCTGTTTTAGAGTATTACACTAAGAACGCAACACCAGAACAACACAGACTTGTTAATACGGTTTATAATTGTGATTATGCTAAGTTGTTAATGGATAATGGGTTCTTTGGTAGAGATAGCTTGACTATGGATGAAGTGTATCTCTTATTCTTGACAATTAATCTTGAGAAGGATTTGGATGGTTGGCAAGAAAGATTGCAGAGCATTTCTGTTGGAGATAACGAAGAGACTTTTAAAGAGTTTATTGACGGTATGGAGTTGCGTTATAATCGTATTGTTGAATTAAATGGAGGAAATGTGGAATGATTGAAAGTTTGGTATATTTGTTGTTGGCTATTGGTAATTCTTTCTTTGATGCGTTTGTGTTTATGTTTGGATGGAACACAGTTGTGCATCATATTGGATTCCCTACGATAGGGTATGGATTGAGTTACGGTATTTGTTTGTTTATTGGGTATGTTAAATCTAATGATAGTAGCGATAAGGAAGGCGAAGAAAGGAAGGAATATATTAGAAATAAAGTGGTTCTTGGTATTGCTAATAATATAGTGTATATTGTATTATTTGTTGTATTTAAATGGATTGTGGGGTGATTCGCATGGATAAAGGTTCAATGGAAATGGTTAAGAATCAGTTTGTCGTGTTTTATCCTGTGGCTATGGAGTGGATTGCGGATAATATTAAACACATTGAAAGTTATTATGTTACATTCCCTCATGAGACAGAGGATAAGATACATGGCGATAATTGTAAGTTTTCTATTAATATATGTATATATAATGGTGATAGGTTGACGCTTGATTGTTTTTGTATCTTTAATAACGATTATGAATTTGGTGGGCTTTATTCTGAACCAACCTTAAAACACTTTGATAGTTGGTCTGATGGTGGTAGGTTAACAGACCCATATATTAAGATTGGTAATGGTAATATTAATTTGTATATAGAAAAGCTAAATGAGGAATTAGCTAAGATTCTTAAATAGTATTGATAATGTTTAAGAGGAGTAATATTACCGTTGCTTCTCTTTTTATTGAGAATGGAGGATTATTGTTGTTATGGAATGGAAATATGGTCTAATGAACCTTGTATTGTGGTTAGGTTTTGTATTGTTTATTGTAGGATTGGATATGGATTTTGAGATTGAGGGCGAGAATATGTTCATTTGGCTTGCTGAGAGAGCGATTCTAGGGTCTTATTTAATTGTTACGAACGTAGTTGTAGGGGTAAAACGTGCTGTAGAGGCTGGATTTGGGCTTGTTACAGTGGTTATTGCCTGGATAAACGCTAGATTTTGGGATGAGGAGGAGTGAAAATGGCTTGTATTGTTGATATTAATGGGGAAAAAGTGGAGGTTTATGGCGATTATGAGGCTGTTTTTGACGATAAATTCGGTAGATTTGTTGTTGATAAGCCTATTACAATGAATTCTAAGTGCCGTTTGGACGAAGATATACAGTCTAGGTTCGATGATATTAGTAAAATTATGTATAATCACTTGAATTTGAACGAGTTTCCGCCTTGTCAAGAGGGTTGGAATGAGACATTTGAGCACTTAAAAGGCTATTTTGGGTACGATATTGTGGGTATTGAGGTGCTAGAAGTGTTCAATTTGACCTTCGAAAGGCTGTTTATGTTGTATGCAAACGATATAAATGCTAGTTTTTGGGGCCCAAATCACGATTATTTTGAGAAATATGAGGTGTGAAATGGGTGGAAATGTTGTGAAAGGTTGTGATTTTTGGGTGGAAATAAGGCTAAAAAGGGTACCAAACCTTACATGCCATGTTAGAAAACCTCACATGAGATGTTAGAAAATGGAGTTTTTTGATGAAAAATAAGGAAGACAAAAAATGGGTCGTTCGAGTTAAGGGATTATTATGGTCACATTTTGGGTAAAAAATGGCTGTTTTTGGGGTAAAAATGGGTGTTTTTTGGGTGTTTTTGGGGGTAAATGTGACCACAAAAAGGCGTATCTACGTTCGAGTCGTTTTTTAAGAATGCCTAAAAATGCCTAAAAATGCTTAAAAATGCTTAAAAATGCTCAAAAACGGCCTAAAATGGGTGTTTTTTTTTACTTTTTTACTAAACTTTTATATTGAAAATTACCATAAAAAAATATGGTAAATTTAAGAAAAAAAGTTTTCTGAACAAAAAATAAAATATACACAATTATTAGAAAAAGGAGAAAATCATGTCAATTAGAATAGATATAGATAATCATAAGTTGGATAATCAACTAGATAGATTTAAAATCATGCAAAAACGTATTAAAGAATATGACGAATATCGTTATAAGGAAATTGCACATTTAAGCCCATTCTATCCATTTAGAATATTTGCAAGGTCTAGACATAATGGTGATTATTTACGTCAACACCAAATAGATGTTATTTGTCGATTTATGGCAATTTATATTATGCATGATACAATATCAGTAAGTGAGGTGTTACATAGATTGGGACCTGGTGTAGTTGATAATAAACAAACTTTATACGATGTCTTAGATAAACAAGACATTAAACCAAAAGATATAACAAGGCTAGATAGGGAGATTATGCGTGTTTATTGTTACTATGACTATAACTTCGAAAAAACAAAGAAGCATTATACGGACTACTTTTGTTCTAATGATATTATCGAAGATAAAATTAACCATGCACTTGAAGTATTTGGTGTGAGTGAAATTGTTTGGCATGATGATCTCGATAATTTTGTATACGATAATTATGTACAACATTACGAGAGTTATGACAATACAAAACAGATATGTAAGATTAATTTATGGAGAATGGGAGACGATAGTAGATATTGCTTAGGAGATAGAAGTAGATTTTCTTTAAAAAATCGTATATTCAAAGAATATGAAGAACAATATGGTACAGATTTTATTATTGAAAATTATTATAAAGCGTTTGAATATAGAGCAACACAGGGGAGAAACACGCAGATGATAAAATCATTAAAACGAAACGAAGACGAAATTAAAGTAGAAGATATACAATGGCTTGTAGACCATAAATGGTCGTTAGATCTTATCCAACGAGAAATGGGATTCTCTAGTCGTTATGCTCTTAGACGATATCTACTTAGACATCATATTGATTTTGAAGGTTGTAAGAGAAAACCTGGTCGCCCTAGAGGATCATTCAAGAGTAGTTCTGCTCGTAAAGAATTATATCAAGATTTCACTAATGGGTTGGTGACTAATTCGATATATGACAAATACAAGGATAAATACAGCAAACGTAGTATTGACCGTATCTATGTAGAATGGAAAAAAGATCAAGAAGAGAAAAAATGATAAACTTTTAAAAAATGATACCAATTAGTAATGTATTTAGGAGGCTCGAAAATAATCGATGCCTTCTTTTTTTTACAAACCGCACATATTTTTGCCTTTTCCACTTCTCTAATAGAGAGGAAATAGGAATTTGCCCTATTTCATTCTTTAGAGTAGGTGAAGTCTCACTACTCGTTTCATTTTTTATCATAATATATTATGACAAACAATCTAAAATCTGCTAAAATACAAGATTATACAGTTAGACGCGTCAGAATACGTCTCAGAAGCCATAGAATAGCGTGTATTCAACGTTAGGGTATATCGTGCACAATTATACCAGAAACGCGTAAAACGGCTTATACGGGCTCTCAGAGCCTCTCAGGGGTATTCTAAAATAACTGCATTTTTACGTATTTTTAGAAAGGAATTCCTGAAAATGAAAGATTACTACACACCTCAAGAGCTAGCCGAGGTTAGTGAAGAATCACAAGACATTCTTATGCACATTGGTACAGCCACGTCAGGACGATATCCTAAAGGTTCTGGTAAGAATCCGTACCAACATATGTCACCTGGTGACCTAGAATGGATTCAACGACACCAACGTCGTCTTAAAGAATTTAAGGCTCAAGGTCTTGACAGTAACGAAGTGTATAAGAAAATTGCAGACCTAGAAGGTATGTCTGTCAATGCATTACGTAGTAAAATCAATATTATGCGTGAACAACAACGCCAATACAATACTGAGCTTGCTAAAAACATGTTTGCAGATGGACGTCCTGTAAGGGAAATTATGGAGAAGACTGGTTGGTCTGAAACAAGTGTTCGTAAGGCTCTTAATCAAGAAACACTTAAAGAACGTGCAGACCGTATCACAACACAAGAGCTTGTAGCTAGACTTAAAGAGTCTGTAACACAAACAGGATATCTTGATGTGGGTGAAGGTGTCGAAGCACAACTAGGTGTATCTGAAGACCGTCTTAAGTCTGCTCGTCGTGCATTGGTAGATAGTGGCGAGTACGCATTTTACAAGATTAACGTGCCAAATGCCACTAATCCAATGAACAAACCACAAACTGCTGTGCTTACTACTGCAGATAAAACGATTAAAGATGTGTACGATAACAAGGACAAGATTCGTTCCACTAAATATCGTGCAGATAGTGCTGGAACAACAAATATCCAAAAACTACAAGATGTAACTAGTATTCCATGGAACCGTCTACAAATTAAGTATGCTATCCCAGAAGGTGAGAAAGGTCACGGTACTGATAAGGATGGAGAAACACAAGATGGTGTTATGTATATTCGTCCTGGCTCTAAAGATATTAACTTAGGAGGCAAGAAGTATGCCCAAGTTCGTATCGCTGTAGGTGACACTCACTATCTAAAAGGTATGGCTATTTATGGAGACGATAAGATGTTTCCTGACGGTGTTGATGTTATCTTTAACACGAACAAGAAGAAAGGTACACCTAAAGAGGATGTACTTAAACCATTGAACCTTATTGATGGTAAGATTAATCAAGACGACCCATTCTCTGCCGCAGTTAAACGACAACCACCTCTTCTAGATAAGAAAGGTAATCCTGTTGTTGATAAAGTTGCAACCGCTGCTGAAGAGAAACGTATTGGTCACAAGCTAACAACTCCTATCTACAAAGTTGGCAAGGTTAATATTGTAAACGAAGAAGGAGATTGGAATGATTGGTCTAAGACATTATCATCTCAGTTCTTGGCTAAACAACCTCGTCCTGTTGTTCGTGAACGTCTACGTGCTACATTAAAAGAACACGATACAGACTACGATGAGATCATGAAGGTAGATAATCCTATAGTTAAACGTAAACTATTAGAAGATTATATTCAAACTACTGAGTCTAAGGCTGTACATATTAAAGCCTCAGCTCCTGCTGGTTTCCGTGGTCATGTATTGTTACCTGTTCCTAACATGAAAGAGAACGAAGTATTCGCTCCTCGTTATGAAGATGGTACTCGTGTTATCTTGGTACGTTATCCACACGCTGGTCGCTTCGAAATCCCTGAGCTTATTGTAAACAACAAAGGCCCAGGTAAGAAACTTATTGGCGGTGATTCTCCTGACGCTATTGGTATCCATCCAAAGGTAGCAGGTAAACTATCAGGTGCTGACTTCGATGGTGACGTAGCTTATGTTATTCCTAACAATGAAGGTAAGTATAAGTCTGCTCCTATGCTCAAGGAGTTGAAAGGGTTTGACCCTAAGAAATACAAAGACCCAGCAGGTTCCTTCAAACCTATCAGTAAAGAGTATCAACAGAAACAAATGGGTATTGTATCTAATCTTATTACTGATATGACTTTGCGTGGTGCATCCAATGAAGAGTTAGCTCGAGCAACAAAACATTCAATGGTTGTTATCGATGCATACAAACATGGGCTTAACTATAAACGTAGTGAAAAAGAAAACCGTATCCCTGAACTTCGTAAGAAGTATATGGAACACGTAGATAGAATCGATTACGATAAACTTTCTTATTACGATAAACGTACAAGAAAAGAATTAAAAGTAACTGATTTAAATAAATTAAATAAAGATAAAGATGGTATATCTTTAGGTGCATCTTCTGTATTATCTCGTAGAAAACAAACAGTTAAAGTTGGTGGAGAGAATGTAGAAATCATTGATAAGAATGGTAAGAAGAAGGTCGTCAACCGTGGTGGCATCGACGTACCTATCACCTCTGTCATCAAGGATGCCTCAGTCTATCTCGGACCGAAGGCTGCTCCTGTAGAAAAAGAATACGTAGATTACATCAACAATCTTAAAGCTCGTCAGTCTAAAGCTGAGTCAGAGCTTGCATCTATTAAGACTCCAAAGAAGAGTCCTGTTGCTGCTAAGATCTACACTGATGAAGTGAACTCACTCAACGAGAAGGTCAAGCTCGCTAAGTTGAACAAACCTAGAGAAAGACAGGCTCAGATTCTAGCTAACTCTAACATCCAACGAGAACTGGACAGAGCTACAGCTAACGGAGAAGAACTATCAAAGGCTGACATTAAAAAGCTTAGAGCTAAAGCTATTACTGCCGCCAGAGAAGAAGTAGGTGCACACCGAAACCCTGTTAAGATTACTGATATCGAATGGGATGCAATACAAGCTAATGCTATCTCTACTACTAAGCTACAGGAACTCATCAAGTACATGGACAGTGACCAACTCAAGAGCTTGGCTACACCACGTCCTACTACTACACTCTCTAAAGCTAGGGCTGATAGAGCGGCTGCTATGATAGCGAATGGTCACACTTATGCTGAGGTTGCTAAGCAGCTTGGTGTTAGTACCTCTACTATCAACCGCTATGTCAACCAGTCCTAGTCACTACAGTCTAGTACACACTACACTGTACCACTACTACAACTAAGGAAGGAGCACACAGTCATGGCACTGACTACTAGTGACAACCCCTACTCTCCACTAGACCAGTACGAACAGTGGAGACAGTGGGATGAAGAGCATGGCTACTACCTCGAACGCTACCTCGCTCGCATCTACGACACCAAGCTAGGTGCACAACCATGGTTGAATGATGACGAAGCATGGGCACTGGCCGAGGCAGAGGTCCTAGAGCACAACATCTGGGGCAACATTGTGTACGTTCCAAATCCTAAAGAGGATGACGAACCACAACAAGAGCTACAGTACGATGCAGATGGTGACCTCATCTACACAGATGATTAATCATCAACCCAGACCATAGGGGGGGGTCAAAAAAATAACCACCCTCCCGTCATCGTCGGGGCTCTCGAAAATTTCCCCGTTGCAAAAATTTGAAAACTGATTTTAGGTCTATACCTATTTCAGTCATGCACACTAGCCATATTTACAGGTCTAAACACACTATGTAAGCAATACTGTGTTAAAAAACAATGCGGGTTTCATCCTTTCTCCGTACGTTTCATTCCTTCTGAGTTAAATTTGGGTTTTATTATGCTGGTTCTATGTCGTTGGTACGGCTAGTGTGTGTGGTTGAGATAGGTATGTCTCAAAAACTATACTAAAAGTAAGGAGAAACCCATGTATAATCACTATAAAGTGATTGCACCAGCAGGTGTAATTGTACGTAAAGCACCAGTAGACGACACAACAAGTGAGGATGTACTTCCTGAAGGTACACAGTTCAAAGGTCGTGAAACTGCTGATGGTAAATTCATCGAACTCCTACAAGGTGGCTTTGTTGCTAACTCAGAATTCTCTGTAGAACAAGTTTATCTTGCAAGCAAGGAAGCTGACGCTGAATAGGAGCTAGAGTATGGATGAAACACTACAACCAAAATTCCAGGGACGGACCCCTGAACAATATGACAAGAAGATGCAAGCACTCGCAATGCAAGTATCCGAAGAGCGTCTCCGTAATGGTGAAGCCAGTTCAGCCGAAATTGTGTTTTGGTTAAATCGTGCTTCCCCTACTAATCAACTAAAAGAAGAAAACTTAAGACTACAGAACGAAATGCTCCAGGCTAAAACTGAAGCTATCAACTCTGAACGTAAGTCTAACGAGGCGTACACGGAGGCAATGCGTGCTTTCGCTGGATATTTACCTTCACACGACAAAGAAGAAGGAGACGATTGGCTTGAAGGAGAATTCATGGAAGGTTAGGTCAGCAGAACTAGCCCTCAAACAGGAAGACTGGAATGCTAGACTAGAATATCTAATGTTATTAGATGGTAACGCTACTTCTCCACGTCACATGTCCAATCGTTTCTACAAGTCGCGTGAATGGATGCGCGTGCGAGATGAAGTCATCGAACGAGATTTAGGTTGCGACCTTGGTATCTTAGGATTACCAATCGAAGGACCTATTATCGTTCACCATATCAACCCTTTATGCGAGGAGGATATCGAGAATTGGAATGTCGAGAAACTCTTCGATAAAGACAACCTAATCTGTTGTTCTATTGCGACACACAATACAATCCACTATGGTAAACCTAAAGAGGAAGAGTATGTCGAAAGAACACCAGGCGATACAATTCTATGGGGTAAATAAATGTCATCTATTTTACAAGATGTTGTCGAACGAGCCCCATCGTTGACAAAAGATTTGGTTGTTGATGGACAATACGTCTTCTCTGTCGAATCACTAATTTCAACTGCGTTCCTTACACTCAAACAAAATGGTTTGGTAATGGAACAACCTGAGTGGACTGGTGATTGGGACAAAGACGTCAAAATGGAATGGGAAGATGTCGACAATGAAAATCTATTGGAAACTGGTAAGCAGTATGTCGTCCAATATATTATGTTGATGTTTGACCCACCACCATCACAACAACAAGCGATCTTAGAAAAATCCCTAGAACACCTTTTATGGAGGATTAGAATGGAGGTAGAGAATGGCGACTCCTAATGTGAATGAAAATCTTATTTCTACACCACAACACACCTCTGATAATATCTTACATTGGGGTGTTAAAGGTATGAAATGGGGTAGACGTAAGAACAGAGCTAGTGGTTCAAGCACCGCCATTAACCCTAAAACAGGTTCTATTATGCGACGTTTTAGGAAGGTTGAAAACCCAATAGTAGTAAAAGAACGAGAGCGTCAACAGAAGTTTGTAAAAGAATACTACAATAGAGACAAGATGTCTGTTAAAACTATCAAGGCACGTACAGACCGTTTGAATGCGGAGTACGCTTTTAAGAAAGCCATCGAACAACCGATTGTCGATAAACAAAAAGCCGCTGCAGAAAAACGAGCAAGAAGAGCAAAACTTGCTATTAAAATTGCTGGAGGAGCTGCGGTTGGTGCATTGGTCTATTCTGGTATTAGAGCCAAACAGTTAAGTGGTTCCGAACCTAGTCTTGGCAGCTTTAATTTGAAAAAAGAAGGCGGTGTTATTAGTGGAAAACGTAGCAACTATAACGAGTATCTTAAAGCCGTTAAAAAACATAAACAGGCTAAAGATACTGTTAAACTCATTAACGATGCCGCTAGAGTCACTGTTGGTATTCTTCAAGGTAAAGTCTTGAAGAATAGCGGTTTAGAGAACGAAGAAATTCTTCAACACCATGGTATCAAGGGTATGAAGTGGGGTAGACGCAAAGCTACAAATACTGGCTCATCTGCTACAATTGTAAATCCTAAAACTGGAGGACTTCTTCGTAAGTTCCGAAAGAAAGATACCACAACACCAGATGTGCAGTTGAGTAAATCTGATAAACGTAAACAACTTGCCAAACGCATCCTTACTACCGCTGCTGTGGGCGCTGCGACTGTAGGAGCTGCTTATGCCGTTAATAAGTATGCGAGAAACAGAGCAATCTATCATAAAATTCCTAAAAAGAATTATAAGTTAAAGCAACCTTTGGGTCATAAGTTAATTAAAGAAGGATTAGGTTATCGTGCTCCTAATGGTAGAGTTAATAATATCGGCGATAAAGTAGGTATTTATTACGATAGTAATCGTAAACTAAAATACGACCCACATGATTTCATTAGAGAAATAGACCATAGAGGTCGTCCTAGATATATTCCTAAGTTTTATGGTGATAAACCATCATCTAGTTATGTTGAGGGTGTAGTCAAAAATACATTCTCAGGGTCTCAACCTAAATATCGTTATAAAGGAAAAGTCAAACGTAAGACAACGATTCATTCGCGTACTTTAAACGAAATAAGATACAAAAAATAATGGAGTAACTTATGTTATCTAATACTATGGTCCCGAAATATTATGGTGAGTTTCGCGACTCAGTTTTAAGAGGCGAGACTAGAGTATGCGAAAACATCTCACTCCAAATGAACAGGATTGATGATGATATCGCTAATCCTGATTATTTCTATGACCCAAACGCCATTGATGGGTATGTCCGTTTCTGTGAAGCTGAACTGACTCTAACTGATGGTACTGATTTGACTCTTCTCCCAACATTTAAGATGTGGGCTGAAGACTTGTTGTCGTGGTACTACTATTCGGAGGAAGACACAATCGACCCAGCCACTGGTCGTCGAATTACAGTTCGCAAGAAGCGACGTCTTCGTAACAAACAGTATTTAATTATCGCACGTGGTAATTCAAAATCACTTTACGAGACAACTATCCAAGCATATGGCCTATTAACAGATACAAAGACAACTCAACAAATCACAACGGCTCCAACAATGGCTCAAGCGGAAGAGGTTATGATGCCCTTCTCAACTGCCATTGCTAAGTCTCGTGGTCCGTTGTTCTCTGTATTGACTGATGGTTCTAACAAGTCCCGTTCGCAGTATACACAAGCTAAATTGGCATCAACTAAGAAAGGTATCGAGAATAAGATTACCAATTCGTACGTCGAAATCAGACCAATGCGTATTGATAAACTACAAGGTTCTCGTGCCAAGTATTGTACTGTCGATGAGTGGCTCTCTGGTGACGTTAAGGAGGACGTTATCGGTGCACTAGAACAATCAGCAGCCAAGGGTGGTGTAGATGATTACATTATCCTGGCAGTATCCTCCGAGGGTACGGTTCGTGACTCTGTAGGTGACTCAATCAAAATGGAATTATTGAAAATCCTACGAGGTGAATACGAAGACCCTCATACATCAATCTGGTATTATCGTCTAGATGACTTGAACGAAGTGAATGACCCTTCTGCCTGGATTAAAGCCAGTCCTAATATTGGAGTAACTGTATCCTACGACGCTTACATGCGTGACGTTAAACGTGCTGAAGCCAACCCTGCTACAAGGAATGATATCCTTGCTAAGCGTTTTGGTATTCCCGTTGAAGGTTATACTTACTTCTTTACTTACGATGAGATCCAAAAACACGCTTATCAGAACTATGATAAGTTACCATGTTCTATGGGTATGGACGCATCGCAAGGGGATGACTTCTGGGCATTTACTTGGGTATTTCCTTTGGGTGGAGAGAGGTTTGGTATTAAGACAAGGTCTTATGTATCCGAGTCTAAGTATCGTAAACTCCCGTCTGCAACAAGGTATAAATACGACGAATTACAACAAGAAGGGACACTGGTAATTATGCCTGGTTCTCTCTTGGATTGGGTGGCAGTATACGAGGATGTTCGTGATTACATTCATGAGCATGACTGGGCTGTTCTGTCATTTGGATTTGACCCTTACAATGCTGGAGCTTTCGTTGACCGCTGGTGTATGGAAAACGGTGAGTATGGTGTTGAGACAGTACGACAAGGTGTTAAGACCGAGTCTGTACCATTGGGTGAAATCAAAGCACTTGCTGAAGCTCGTATGTTGATATTCGACGAAGAGCTGATGAAATTCGCCATGGGTAATTCTGTAGCATTACAGGATAACAATGGTAACTACAAATTAGATAAGCGTCGCTCTGATGAGAAAATCGATAACGTGGCTGCTCTTATGGATGCCTGGGTTGCGATGACTCGTAATAGAGAGATGTTTATGTAGAAAGGTGAACATATGTCGACTTTGCTACATTCGTACAAAACGTACGAGTCTGCGAACGCGATGGGTAATGGTAGTTTCACAGTCGAACCTGGTTCCAATTGGCAATCGATTTCGACATATCATTCTCCTTCGTACATTCAATCAATGAACACCTCTTATGGTAGTGACTTGATTAAATCTATTATCAACCGTATTGCTATTGATGCATCTACAGTTGAGTTTAAACACTTGAAGATTGACGCTGTCAGTAAAAATCAAAATGAAATTAAATCTGGTTTGATTGATTGTCTTACTTACAAGGCAAACATCGACCAAACTGGACGAGCGTTCATTATTGATTTGGTGTGGTCTCTACTAGATGAAGGTGTTGTTGCTATCGTTCCAACCGTTACTGATAAGGTTATGGATGGTGAAAAAACTTTCGATGTTGAATCGGTACGTGTCGGTAAAATCACACAATGGTTTACTGACTGCGTCAAGGTGCGATATTACAATGAAGACACTGGATTGGAATTCGAACAATCTCTTAAGAAAGAAGATGTGGCTATTATTGAGTCTCCACTTAGTGGAATTCTACAAGATAGCAACCAAACTCTTCAACTCTTGAAACAAAAGATTAACTTGATGAATTCTGAAGACAGAAATGCCGCAGCTGGTAAGATTAATGGTTTTATCCAATTTCCTTACCAGACAAACTCTGACTATCATCAGAAACAAGCGGATAGACGTCGTAAACAGTTGGAAGCCGAGATGAGTAAATCTACTTATGGATTGGCTACATTGGATAACAATGAGAAATTCATTCCAACTGGCGGTAATATCCAGAACAATACTCTTGAGGATATTAATAAACTTAAGCAAGATTTCTACAACCAAATTGGTATCACTGAGAACATTATCAATGGTACTCAATCTGGTGCAGAGCTTAACCTTTATTACAACCGAGTAATTGACCCAATTCTACAAGCTATTGTGGATGCTGTCAATGTTGCTTTTATTAGTAAAACTGCTCGTACTCAAGGTCAAGTTGTACAATTCTTCCGAGACCCGTTCAAGATTTTACCTATCGAACAATTAGCTAATACTGCTGACTTATTCTCTCGTAATGCAATCCTTACTCCTAATGAAATTCGTGAATTCATTGGTAAAGAGCCTCATCCTAATCCACTTGCTGACCAACTTTACAACCGTAACATTGCTGATGGTAATCAGATGGGTGGTCTTGCTACTGCTGGACAGGGTATAGGCACTACAATGAGTGGCGATAGCATTAATCAAAATGAAGTTGTAGATGGTGATGACCCTAGTCAGTATGTTTATCAAGACGATAATGGTAACTTTGTAGACTATCAAGGTAATCTGGTAGATGAAGCTGGAAATCCTATTCGGAGGTAAATAATGGATTATAAAGCATTAATTGAAGATGGTCAACCTCTTCAACACCACGGTGTCAAAGGCATGAAGTGGGGTAAACGAGCTCGAGCTGTTGGTGCGTGGGGTAAAGAATTCGGTAGAGCGTATGCTAATGAATATACACACCCATATGCTGCTCAAGTAGCAAAATACAAATTAGCATTTAAAAACGGAAAAGAAGGTAGAAAACATGCCATCATTTCTGCAAGCACAAATGCTTTAGGTTATCGTAATAAAGTTGTTAGAGACCGAGTTGCAGCAAAAAATCTCTATAAAGCGGAAAAAGCTCACACAAAATCTTTGTATGAGAAGTACGGAGATAAAGACGTATATAAGGTTGCTAAATATCTAAACAAAACCCGATATAAACGACGCCTTAGAGAAGCTGGTGGAGATTTTAAATCTTATGTAAAACAACAAAAAGCGAGGAATAAATAAGTGAACAAACCACAAAATTACGATTTCGCTGGTTGGGTTACGAAGAATGACCTCAAATGCTCAGACGGTGTAACAATCCGTCATGGTGCATTCTCTGGTTTGTCTGGAGAAAAAGTGCCATTGGTTTGGCAACATTCTTACTCTCAACCAGGAGACACAATCGGTTATATCCTTCTTCATTCAAATGACCAAGGCGTATACGGTTATGGTTATCTCAACGAAACAGAACGTGGTCAGGATGCCAAAGAACTTTTGCGACACGGAGACGTGAACCAAATGTCAATTGGCGCTCGTAAAATCCAAAAGAGTGGACAAGACGTAATTCATGGAGAAATCTATGAAGTGTCGCTAGTACTCAAGGGCGCAAATCCTGGAGCTGTCATCGAAGAAGTTCTTACTCACGGTGATGGTTTTGTCGGCGATGAAGTATTCATCACTACAGGTCTAACACAAGACTTGTTGAAACACTCTAACTCAGAGGAGAACCAAATGGCAACAATTGGACAGGTTATTGAGTCTTTGACAGAAGACCAATCAGATGTTGTAATTAAGGGTCTTGAGAACGGATTCGAAAATCTTTCAAAAGAAGACGCTGAAGTCATCAAAACCCTTACAGACGAACAAGCAACTGCTATTGCTATCATCAATTCTGTAGGAGATACTATGGATGAAGATGAGTTGACAAATGCTAGTATTTCTGACTTCGAAACAGTCGAAGAGGGAAAAGAAGTGCCAGCAGAAGTTGAAGAAAAACAAGCAGAAAAACCTAAAACTGAAGAAAAAGCTGAAGTTGAAGATGAAGCTGCAGAAGACAAGTCTGAAGAGGGAGAAGAAGCCGACGCAGACGAAGAAGAAATTGAACACTCAGGAGTAGATATGAAACAGAATTCATTTAATCAAAATGGGATTGAAGAGCAAGACACTTTGACTCACGCTGCTCAACTTGCTGATGATGCTGTTCGTACAGCTGCATCTCTTGGTACAGGCTCAATTAAAGCAGCCTTGGCTGGTGTGGATTCATCTGGTGAATTCTTGCAACATGGTATCTCTAACATTGATATCTTGTTCCCAGCAGCACAATTGCAAAAGGGTATCCAATCTTATAACCCTAACGCTAAGAATGTTGAAGCTATCCTTAACAAATTTGGTGCTGTATCATCACCAAATGTTAAAAACATTTATGCTGACTTGACAGAAGAACAAGCTCGTGCACGTGGTTACATCAAAGGTAACGAAAAACTTAATGCACGTCTTATTAGCTTGTACTACCGTGTAACTACACCACAAACTGTCATCCACAAAACAGCTATTGACCGTGATGACGTAGTTGATATTCGTGAAAATGGTATCGATGCGGTTTCATTCTTGAAACAAGTACAATCAATCAAATTCAAAGAAGAACTTGTACGTGCTGCTTTGTTCGGTGACGGACGTGAATCCCTTGTTGGTGGTAAACCAAACAAAGAAAAAATCAACGAAGAACACATTCGTCCAATCACCAAAGACGATGACTTCTTTACAATCAAAGTCACTTCAAATGACTGGATGTCTGTAGTTGATGATGTAATCAAGACTCTTCCTGGTTACCAAGGTTCTGGTTCACCTTCACTTATCATTAACCCATTCGACCTTGCTAAACTTAAAACACTTAAGGACAAGAACGGTCGTTATTTGTATGGTTCATCAAGCGATGGTAACCGTCTTGCAACAAATGCAGACCTTGCATCTTACTTCGGATGTTCTGAAGTTATCGAATTCCGTGATATGCCTCAAGGTAAATTCTTGATTGGTAACTTGAACGACTATGTATTTGGACAATCTCAAGGTGGACAAGTCGTAACATTCGACGATTTCGATATTGACTTTAACCAAATGAAATACCTTATGGAAGCACGCCTTTCAGGTGCTATCATGATCCCACGTGCCTTCATCTTTGTAACAGTTACAAATGCTGAAGCAACTAACGAAGATATGCTTAAATTCCGTAAAGATGCCCTTAAGACAAAACCTAACTGGGTTGAAAAACAAGACAAACCTGGTGACAAATACTTGTCTAAACATTCAGACGCTGACGAAGCTGCAGCAGATAGCCCTGCATCAGGAAATCCAGGCTCTACAGGACGTACAGGCGGCTAATTTCAAAATGGAATATAGGAGAGTAGCATGAGGACGACAATTGATATCTTAGTTCGCGGTATTGAAGAGACAGAGGTTAAACCTGGCGTATATTCGTACGAGTACACACGATATCGAAAGGTCCCTGCTAACATTGTCGAAAATAGACACTATGATATTTCTGATTCACAACGAATTAACGAGAACATTAAGTCTAACTTCGACTTCTCTTTTGTATTCGCCAATGATGATACAGACCGTGTTAATCGTATCTGGTATGTTATTTACAAGAATCAAGTGTATTCTGTAAGTAAAATCCTCAATTACCCACCACGAGTACGAATTGTACCTGATGGGGTTATGAGTCTTGAAGACATTAATAAATTGGGGGTAGTAATTAAAGATTATGACTAGAACACATACTGAACTCATTGAAGAACTTAAGACGATTTGCCAAAGGGTATATTATCAGAAACCAGATGGTTCTCAACTGAAATTCCCTTGTATTGTTGTTGAAAAGAACTACCTAGATGTAGAGTCAGCAAACAACAGAGCATATCGTTCTAATAGGTCTTATATTGTTAATTTCTTTACAAGGGTGGACGACGACTCAATCGAGGACGCCATGCTTGATAAATTCGATTATGTACGCCTCAACAATTACGATGTAGACAACGGTTTATATCAAGAGACGTATAGAGTATATTATTAGAGAGGTTATTATTTCTATGGCAAAATTGCTTTGGGACCAAACAGGTCAAAAGACTTATCAAACAGGTGTAGACCGTGGTGTACTTTTCCCTATGGCCAGTGCTGGTACATATGAAAAAGGTGTAGCTTGGAATGGTTTGACTAAAGTGTCTGAATCACCAGATGGTGGTGACGCTACAGCCAAATACGCTAACAACGGTAAATACTTGAACTTGATCGCGAAAGAATCATTCAAAGGTTCTATCTCAGCTTACACATACCCTGATGAATTTGCAGCTTGTCTTGGTGAAGTTGACGCTGTTGCAGGTGTTAAACTTACTGCACAAACTCGTAAATCATTCGGTTTCGCATACCGTACTCTTATCGGTAACGATACTGAGTCTACAGGTCACGGTTACCTTATCAACTTGGTATACAATGCTACTGCGGGTGTTGCATCTAAAGACTTTGAAACAATCAATGACTCACCAGATGCTATCGAATTCTCTTGGGACTTCACAACAACTCCAGTTGACACAGGTGTTGAAAACACTCAATCAATGGCACACATCATTATCGATTCAACTAAGCTCGCTGCTGACAAACTTAAGAAAGTTGAAGAAGCTATCTACGGTACAGACAGCACTGATGCTAAACTTCCTACTCCAAAAGAACTCATGGTTCTCCTTGGCGTAGTTACTGGTTAAAAATTCAAAATGAACTTGTTTTTATAAGAAAGGATTTATTCAAATGATTGTAAAAGAAATTACTTATGTAGAACCACTCTCTGGTGAGGAGCTCACTGAGAAGTTCTACTTCCACATTAACAGTGCCGAAGCACTTCGTATTATGGGCCGCTCAGGAAATAAAGACTGGGAGACTTACGTTAAAGATGTAGCGGCATCAGGTGACGCAGACCGCATCATGGACTTTATCGAGCAATTTGTTTCTATTGCCGTTGGGTATAAGAATGTTGATGGACGCTTTACTAAGACGAAAGATTTTCGCGATGAATTCCTAGCGTCAGAAGCATACGGTAAACTCTTCGTAGATTTCATCCAAGATGAACAATTTGCACGTAAATTCTTCTCACAATTGATTGAAGAAGGTCGTTCAAATAAAGACAAGGGTCAAAATTCTCAGCTTGCGACAGTTGCTAACAAAGGTAACCGTCAACAACGTCGTAGCAAAAAATAGTAGGTAGCAAGTATGCTTGAGATAGTTACAGAGGAGATTTATGACGAAACAACGAGCATGATTCTCCCAGGAAAAGTATACCATTTCGAGCATTCGTTGTTAGCTATTAGTCAATGGGAGATGGTGTTTAAAAAACCGTTTCCCTTTTTAAATGGGTTGCAGGTGGAACCTATTGAAGTGTTAGCTTATGTCCAATTAATGAATTTAGATAAGACAGGATTCGACATAGACAATTTGTCCGAATCCAACATAAAGGAGATAATCGAATACATCAATAGTAAACCTACTGCAACTACGATTTCTTCATCGGGAGAAGGTGGTCGTCGTATATTAACATCAGAGGTAATCTATGCGTATATGGCGAATGCACAAGTACCATACAGTTGTGAAACATGGAATATCCATAGACTTCTTGTATTGCTTGGGGTTATAGGTGAGTTAAACGCACCTAAGAAGAAACGTAGTAAAGAAGAAACTGCACGCATGTACAAAGACTTGAATGCTAAACGACGTGCTGAGATGGGGACTACAGGTTAATTCAAAATGAAATATTCAATGTCATCAGATAGTAAGTTTCAGAACCTATTCGACGACTTTAAAAAAGAAACCGCTATGGATAAAATCTACAGAGTGGTCGACACTGAAACTAAAAAAGCTTATGACGGCATTGTTGAGAGTACTCCTGCTAGGTCAGGCTTAACTAAGTCGTCATGGAATAGGCGAATTACAATGAGCAAAGACCAGATAGATGTTATCTTTGAAAATTCACATAAAGCTAAGAATGGTAAACCTATTGTTGTATATGTAGTGAATGGACACTATACTCGTACTCATGGTTATGTTAGACCAAATGATTTTGTGTCTCCTAGAACCGATAGTATAACAAGCGATATAACAAAAGGTTTGTCGGGAGGGAGTAGTTAATGCCTAGTTCTGTAGTAAAAGAACAGATTTATAAACTAAAACTCGACGCCGCTGACTTACAACAGAAACTTCAAAATGCCATTAAAGATGTTGGTAACTTCCAACAAAAGATGGACGCAATCAACGGTAAATCTGTTGATAATGTTGAGAAATCAACTGGTTCTCTGTCAAGTAAACTGGCAGGTCTAGTCTCACATGTCCCAATTCTTGGTAACATTGTGGAGAAGATGACAGGCGTCGGTAATGCGTCCAACACCGCAGCATCTGCTGTCGGTAGAGTTGGAGAAAACGCAGGCTCTGGATTTGGAGCAATCCAGTCTGGAGCATCAAATGCCAAAAACTCAATGGAACAATTGGGTTCTGGTGTTGAGGGTGTTAAAGGTAAATTCTCAATGCTGGAAGGTATTGCAACTGTCGCTTTGGGTAATATTGCATCTCGTGCTATTACTGCTGGTGCATCGTTGTTAAACAAATGGACTCTTGCTCCTATTGTCCAAGGTTATCAAGAATATGAACGAGAACTTGATTCAACTCGTATCTTGGTAGCTGCCTTGGGTGACCAAGAACAAGACCATATCACAAGAGTTATGCGTGACTTGGAACAATATGCCAAGACAACAAAATATAACTCACAACAAATGAACTCTTCATTGGCTCAGTTTGTTAATGCTGGTATCGACTTGGATAAAGCAAATGTTGCTTTGAAAGGTTTCGGTAACTTGGCAGCATCTGCTGGTGCAACTACTGCTCAATTTGGTTCAGCTTTACAATTTGGTGTCCAACAAGCCCTACAAATGGGTTATATGAACCGACAAAACTGGATGTCAATGGAAAGTGCAAACTTGGCTACACGAGCATATAAAGAAGCTGTTATAAAAGCAGCCATTGCGCAAGGTACACTTACGCAAGAACAAGTTGATGCAGTTGGAGTTCAACAATTATTTGTTGAGCATCTAAAAGATGGTTGGTTGACAAACGAAGTGTTAATGCAATCATTGGAAGAGTATGCTAACAACCCTGTTTATCAAAAAATGGCCGAAAATGTTTATACTTTTAAAGAAGCTATGGAAGCGACTGAAGAAGCAGTAAACGATGCTTGGTCTAAAATGTGGGTTGAATTAGCTGGTAAGGGCGACCAAGCTATGGCTATTTGGACACCAGTGTCTCAATTGATGGCTAATACTGTTTCTTTTATTCCAAACATGATTGCTCAAATCGCTCATGCATTCAACCAACTTGATGGTCGTACACACCTCATTTCTGCAATTGTTGAAGCATTCAATTCTCTTAAAACAATAGGAGAAGGTGTAAAAAACGCTATAGCTGGTATGTTCCCAGAAAGTAGCAAATTTAGACAATGGGCTGAAGACGGTGATAAGACTAATATGGTTTTTGTTAAAATTGCAGAAACCATTATAAAAATCACAGATTATCTGAAGAACTTATTCCATATTAACGACGATGTAAAACCTAAAGTTGTTTTGGCTATCCAAAATATTGTAGAGGTATTTCTTCGTCTATGGAATATTGTCAAGAGTGTGGCAAAAGGTATATTAGCTGCCTTAGATTTGATCATACCAGACAATTTAATTCAAGATTTGATTCTTATTGCTGGCATGGTAGCTAATGTATTTAATGGTATTGGACGTATATTCGATGGTATAAAATCACAACTGGATGGTAGTGGTATCGCCAATGCATTTAATACGATTAGAACTGCGCTTCAGTCATTCTGGGATTCTGTAACAACTGTATTATCTGCTTTGTGGGGTCGTTTAGACGGTCCTATGGACACCTTCTTTGATAAAGTCGGTGTTAATATTGGTAAATTCTTAAATGATGTGGCTAAGATGTTTGGATTTGGTAAAGACGCCGATTCACAAAACAGTTTATCTTTCTTAGAAAGAATGGCTAACGCATTTAAAAACTTAACAGACAAATTTGCTGCTTGGGCAGATGCATTTAAAAACGGGCCTAAGCCTGGAGAAACAGACAAGATTGCTCTGTTTTTCGAGAAAGCAGGACGAGGAGTAAATGTTTTCCTAAATGGTGTAAAACTATTACTATCACCTCTTGCTATCTTGTATCAAATTTGTAAATCATTTATTGTATCTATTTTGCCTGGTGCAGAAAAATCTAAAATTAATGACAATGTTGATAAACTTAGAAGTTCTTTAGAGAAAATTCATGGTGTAGCTGAAAAAGCTGGAAAAGCATTATTGAGTTTCTTTAAACCAAACGCTAAGTATGAAGATTCTGCTCTCAAGTCAATTATTGACGCTTTTTCAAAATCAGATACAATTGCAAACGCAATTAAAACTATTTCAGAAGCCTTCAAGACATTTTGGGGTAGTTTTAAAGGTAATATGTCTAAGACAGATGCTGCAGACAAGTTTACTGTTTTAGGTAATATTATCAGAGCTCTTGGTGATACGTTACGAAGTGTGTCAGACCAATTCGACAATGTTTCTCATTTCCTTGGCAATACTGTTAAAGCGATATTACATTTTATCGATGATTTAGCAGAAGCTTTAAACGGGAATGGTCTGTTGAAGATGGCTGTATTCTATATCATAATTAACAACCTCAAGAACTTTAAGGAAAAACTTAAAGACACTATCGATAAAATACTACACCCAATTAAAACCCTAAAAGAATTCCTTTCTGGTGGTCTTGGTTTAGAAAAAGTAGGATTGTTTAAAGAGTTAAAAAATACTCTTGGTGCTATGCAAAAATCAATCAAGGCTGATGCTTTGAAGAAGATTGCTACAGCTTTACTTGAATTAGCTGGTGCATTGTTTGTAGTAGCTTTAATCCCTTCTGATAAACTATTACCAGCGGTAGGTGCAATTGCTGCAATGGCAACAATACTTACTGGTGTTTATTGGGCAATGAATAAGATTAAAAGTGATAGTGGCGGTAAGGGCGGATTAATCAGCTCTATCATAGAAGGCTTTGGCTTCCCAGAAATAAGTAGTCTTCTTAAAAAGATTGGTGCTGCTACTATGGTTATTGCTTTAGCAACATCAGTTGTTGCTATTGGTACTGTATTCAATAAGTTAGCATCAAACGATTGGGATTCAATCAAACGGGGTCTAGCTGTTATTGGTGGTATCATGACTGAACTTGTTGCAGCAACATGGCTTACCGGATTCTCCAAAGCATCTTTGGGGTCTGCCGCTACATTGTATGTTATTTCGCAAGCAGTTAAACAGATATCTAAAATCATTAAAGATCTATCAGCTATCGATGGTGATTCTATCGATACTGGTATGGACAGACTTGAAAAAGTTGGTTTAATGATTGCATCAATAATGGCTCTTATGGGTCTTGATGTTAGTGCAGGTATTGGTGTAAGTGATAAATTCAAAATCGGTGCAAGTTTGTCAACATCAAACCAATCATTCGGTACCGCGGCAACCTTATTTGTTCTTATGCATGAGATGCAGAACATCATGAAAGCTTTGGATTTGTTTGCTGGTGAAACTAACCCTGGTAAGATTGAAGCTAAAAAACAATCAATTGACGCAGGTGTGGAAGCTCTTAAATCTATACTTACAGCAATTGCTGGTCTTGTCGCTATCATGGGTGGTTCATTTACTGCTGGTGCTGAAGGTACTGGTAAAGTAAAAGGCACATTTGGTAACGCTACTGGTTTGACAGGTCTGAAAATCACAACTGGTAATACTAAATGGTCAATGGTTGCAGTACTTACTACAATCATTATTGGTATTAAAGAAATCAGTAATTCTATTTCTCAATTAGGTTCTTTAGACCCAGATAAACTACAACAAGGAAGTAATGCTTTAACTAAGATTGCATTTGTCTTAGGTGGTTTATATCTTGCTATTACATTGATAACTGGTAGAATGAAATTCAAAACCAAAGACAAGTCATTTACTGCTGGTAGTGGTACTAACTGGAAATTGGTTGGTGTTATTTCTAGTATTGTTATTGGTGTTAAACTTTTATCTGATGCTTTGTTGAAATTAGGTTCAGCAAGTGTAGATACTCTAAAGAGAGGAACATTAGCTTTATCAGTTGTATCCGGTATTATGATTGTTCTTATTTCAGCTATTATCTTAATAGAGAAATATTTGACTAAGAATTCAAACTTCAAGATTTCAAAAGAATATGTTGCTGCACTTGTTTCTTCTATTCTGGGTGTTAAACTGTTATCCGATACAGTTATTAAACTTGGAAGTGTTGACGCTGGCAAGCTTAAACAAGGAGAAATGCATGTAGCTATAATAAGTACAGTTCTTTTAGGGATTATGACTGCTATAGTTCTTATAAGTGGATTAGCTACTAAGATTGATGCAAAAGCCAAGACCATGGCAATCCTAACATTGGCAATGGGTGTGATCGTATTAAGTCTTCGCTCTCTATCCAATACAGTTAAGTCTTTGGGTGAAATAGAGACTGGTGACTTAATTAAAGGTAGTCTTGCAGTATCAGCTATTTCACTTGTGCTTTTAGGCATCATGGAAGGTGTTGTTCTTATTTCCAAACAAATGAAAGGTTTGTCTGGAATAGCATTTATAGAATTGATAGGTTCTATTGTAATTATCATATTTGGTCTAAAATCGTTAGCTAAAAGAGTTAGTGAATTGGGCGAATTAGATACTGGTGTATTAGAACAAGGTCTACTTTCCGTAACAGGTATTTCTTTGATACTTTCAGGCGTATTAGAAGCAATTGTATTGATTTCTAATCAACTAGCTACAAACATATTCTCAGCATTAACAATTGTTGAAGTGCTTGGGACTCTTATTATTGTGATTGGTGCTTTATATTTACTTGGAGCTGAAGTGAAGTCTCTGGGTAAAATGAAAGAAGCAGAATCAAAACAAGGGGTTGTAGCACTAGCATCGATAGGTGCCATAATTGCTGTATTAACCACAATTGTAACTCTTCTAGGCGAATTCGCTGGTAACAGTGGTGGTATGTCTATGGCTGGTATGATTGTAGTTATTGGTCTTATGATTGCTATAACAGCAGATTTATTCATAATGGCTAAGACTGTAAAAGACTTAGGTTCTATGAGCTTGGGTGATTTGACAAAAGGTGTTGTAGCAATAACATTACTTGGAACCGTATTAACTGCATTAACTGTAGCTATGGGTGTTCTTGGTTTGCTAGCAGGATATTCAGGAATGACTCTTGTTGGTATTATTGTTATAATCCCTCTTCTACTCACTTTGGTCTATAGTCTGAAGACAATGGGTGAAACGGTAGCTCTACTTGGAGGATTGTCTGTAAGTGAACTTCTTAAAGGTGGAGTAGCGATAGGTGCATTAGGGCAAATTCTATTCATTATCACAACTGAAATGGGTGTACTCGCACTTCTTGCAGGTTGGTCATTCGGCGCTCTTTGGGGTATTATTCCTGTAATTGCATTGATTATGGCTATCGTCCCAGCTCTACAAGGTATGGGTGATATCGTTATTTCTCTTGCCCCATTGTCTATTGGTGACTTAATGTCTGGAGCTGTAGCTATATTAGCATTAGGCGTAATCCTTGTTGTAATTACAGCACTCGCAACAGTAGTATCTATATTTGGTACTTTTGCTGGACTTGGCGTTGCTACAACAATTGCTCTGGCTAATGGTATTATTCAAGCTCTACAATCTCTAGCGAATGTTGTAATTGGACTTGTGCCATATGCAGGTATTGATATGCTAAGTGCGGTTATGACCATTGCTGGTCTTGCTCTTATTCTAGGTGCATTGTCTGCATTCATGAGTCTCATGTCCAACGTTACAAGTCTTGAGGGTGCTGCTGGACAAATCATGATTATGCAAGGAATCACAACATCAATTCAATCTTTAGCGTCTACTGCTATTACTATTGCTGGTGTTGGTGATATTGAGACAATGACTAAGGCTGGACAGATTGTAGCTAAGCTTGGCGATGTTATTGGTTGGAATACTCTTAAGACAGCCTTTGGTAGTCTTATTAGTGGTGGGGCTGATAAGATTTCTGGTCAGTTAGCATCTATGAAAGGTATTGTCACTAACGTCAAAGACCTTGCTGATGTTGCAATTAAAATCTCTGCATCTGGTTCTCCAGAAGATATGCAAAAATCAGCAGACGTCGTCAAGAAACTTGCCAATGTTCTTACATCTAATCTCTTTAAAGAAGACTTCTTGTCTATCTTCTCAGATGGTGAAGGTGCTGTGACACGCATCAAGAACGGTGCTAAAGCTCTTGCTTCGGTATCTGATGCTTCTAAATCTGCGTCAAGTATGAAATCCATCGACGTTGAAGGTGTTAGTGACAAGATGGATGATATGAAGACCATCATGAACAAAGCTAAGAGCATGGGAGACTCTGCTCCTGATGAGACTGCTGTCACTAACATGGGCAACATGAACTCAATCATCAACAAGGTGAAAGACATTGCAACTAACTTGCAAACTATGCCTGCTGTTGGGCCTGAAGCATCGGTAGCTGTAGATAATATTATCGCAACTATCAACTCAATCTCAACTAAACTTCAGTCTATGGAAATGAACCAATCATTCGAGGCTGCTGGTTTGGGCAACATCGGGTCTTATGCTACAGGAATTCAAAATGGACTAGGAAATGTAACCGGTTCAGTTGATGGTGTTGTAAGTGGAGCTCGTGGACGCTTTGATTCTGCCAATATGACATCACAAGGTAACAACACTTCAAGTACATTTGGACGAGGTATCAGTGCTTTACTTGGTATGGTTTCTGGTGCTGCTTCTGGTGTTGTGTCTGGAGCCAAATCTATGTTCGGACAGAACGACGTTACAGGTCATGGTAGCAAAATGTCTGGAACATTCAAAGGTGGTATTGATTCTGGTAGAAATCCTGTATCAAATGCCGCTAAAAGTGTTCTTGATGCTGCTAAATCAGCAATGACACCAGATGGTGGAGTCATTTCTAAACTTACACATGCAGGTACTTCTATGGTTGATGCTATTGCTGGGGGTATCCGTAGTGCTATCGGTAAAGCTACAAGTGCTATCTCAGACCTTTGGGCTACAGTTAAAGCACACATTCCTAACTCACCAGCCAAGAAAGGGCCTATGTCTGGAGCTGGTTGGCGTAAGGTTGAGCATTCAGGTAAAACCATTGTAGAAACAATTGCTAGTGGTATGGGCTCTGCTGCACCTACAGTAATTGATGCAATGGATAACTTGATGGGTGAAATTCAAAATCAAGTTGATAGAGTCAATGATATGGACTATGACAACATGGACATCAATCCTAAAATCAAACCTATCCTTGATATGAGTCAAGTTGAGACATCTGCTTTGCAAGCTGTTACAGATTATTCTGGACTTTTGACAGGTCAGACTGCACTTAACTTGCAATACTCATTGCTTAACCCACAAGTTGCACAAATGCTCACAAACTCAGACAATATTAATACCCTTATCGGTAAAGTTGAAACACTTAACGGACAAATGGGCGAACTCAATGTTGTCAATCAAGAACAAGCTGGTCTACTTCGTGAAGGTCAAGTTCTTAATACTTACATTGATGGTAAACGTATTAACAATGTGCTTGCCCCAGGTATGGCTGATGCACAATTACAATACAAAGCACGTCAAGACAGAATTAATGGAGGTATCACTTAATGAGTGGTTCTACTGAACTATATTTCGATATCCTGTTAGGCGAAGGTTCAGACCAAGTCAATATAACAGAGCTTATCGAACGTTATCGTGGTGGTGTTACCAAGATTGATAGAGGTCTTGGTGGTGCTAAAACTAATACAACGTCTACTGGTACAGACCGTTATGGTACTCAGCACGCCTATCAAAAACTAGGTGTTAAAACTATCAAGATCGATTTCTTGATTTTTGCTGATACCAATCAACGTGCTCGCTTTAGACGTGAAATGACAGGTGCTCTTGACTTCCCAAACGGTACAAGGCATCTACGATTTGAGGATGAGCCTAATGGATATTACGATGTAATCTCTGAAGGTCAATTCTCGTTTACTGAAAGTCTTAAAGAGGAACAAGCGAGTGGTACTATTTCATTCACTGTTCCTGACGGACTTTGGCATTCGGATACTGGTGTTGTTGTGTCTAGTGAAGGGCCACAAACTGAGTATGCGAAATTTACAAAAGATACCGAAGCAAAATGTATTTACGTAGATATTAACAACCCAGCTAACACTGAGGCTTATCCTATTATTACAATTAAGAATAAGACTAACATTGGTTGGATTGGTATCGTAAATCAAAATGGAGTAATGGAATTAGGGTCTACTCAGGCTACCGAAGAAGGTACTCCTCGTTATGTGGATGGTACAGGGTCTGAAATCCTTCTACAAATTAAGAAAGGTGACTTTGGCCCTAAAGGTTGGGGTATGTTACAAGAAGGGCGTCACCAATTTGGTGGTAGACCTGTTCTTGGTATTGCTCCGACAGAAAAATCACAAATTGTAAATAAACTTGTGGTTAAAGAAATGGCTCATAAACACAACCCCTCATCAGGATTTGGTGCTGCAGACTATATTACAAATGGTGTGCATTACCCAGGAGGCGATGAAAAAGGATTTGAAAATAAATGGGCTGAGGCTATCGGGTATATCGATATTCCTGCAGACCGTGACGGTGTAAAAGGCGGTACTGATTTCCGTGTCGACTTTAATGCTAAGTTTCACGCTTTACAACTTGGACAAACTGGAGTTATTCGTGTTGGTGTAATCAGTGACCGTAATGAAGTCATTGCACAATATGAAATTGGTAAGACAGACCGTTCTGGTAATGTCATGACTGCAAACTTCCAGGTTGACGAACAAGGTAAAGAAAAATGGTATGAAATGCGTAAGTTCCATGCTAACAATGGTGAATATGAACCAGCTAATAAATCATTCAATACCAGAACTGGTGATGTTTGGTTTATGAAAGAAGGTTCTAAATTAACCTTTATGTTGGATGGGCATTTGTGGGGATATACCAATGAAAAACTAAAGACAATGCGATTTAGTAAGATTGTTATCCAAATGGGACATGTTTATAATGTGCCCGAAGTCGAAGTAATGGCTCTTGAGTCTTTGAGTTTTACTAAACTTAACACTCACCGCTATGCCAATGTTGATAATAAATACAAACCTAATTCCATTGTAACAATTGACAATTGGAATGGTGAAGTGTGGATATCTCCAGATGGTACTTCTGAAAAAGGATTCATCTCACAATCAGAAGTCGTTAAAGGTTCTAATTGGGTTATTTTGCCTAAGGGTAAATCCAAACTACAATTCAGTTTCTCTAGCTGGATGAAGGGTGACTTACCTGAAATAGAAATAGATTTCAACGAACAATATCTACAGTAAAGGAAAAATCAAAATGAGGATTACAATTCACAATAATAATCTGGAAGTTGTCGACCATCTTGATAACTCCATCCCAGGAAGTTTGAAGTTCTACAACGACACTCTAGAAATGTATTTGAAGGGTGATGCTGCTACTTTTGACTTCACTGTCGATAAATTTGTAAATGAAAGATTACAAGATAGACTACAACACTTGAAGGCCAACATGTTCGTATCTTTTACATTTGAGGATATGGACTTCCTTATGAGTGTTCGTAATATGACACAAAATGATTATTCGATGACGTTCCAGTGTGAAAACGCATCTATGGAATTGCTCAATGAATATCCTAAAGAATTCAAACAAGATGAAAAGAAACCAATGTCTTATACCATCGAAGAATATCTTGATTTGTGTCAAGCTTTTACTAGAACTAAGATTCGTATTAACATCAATCAACTGGCTGATGTTAAGAAAGTATTATCTATTTCTAGTTCAACTAATATCTATGGTACAATCCTAAACCTTGTTGAAACGTTCGGTGGGGAATGTCAAATCATTCCTACTATGTTTGAAGATGGTCGAGGTTTGAAGGATATTAGAATTAATATCTTTAAAGCTAAAACTAATACAGATTTATATTCTGGTATTGGTACAAACCGTGAAGACGTTATGTTGTATATGGACAGACAAGTAAAAGGTGTGTCTTATACTCATGACAGAACCAAACAATACACGGCTGTTAAGATTAAAGATAAAGACGGTAATTATTATCGTGCTAGAAAGAACTACATTGTTAAACATTCAGATGGTAAACACAATGAGTTTTACATGATGCGTAATTCCACAACAATGTATGCTCCTCTAGCAATGCTTGAGTATCCGTCTATGATTCACGCTAACGAGTGTGATAACTGGACTGTACAAGAGATTAAAACCGATTTAGACGCTTCAGACCATGAAGGTCTTTATCAAGCTGGTCTTAAAGCATTGATGGAACATGCCTACGGTGTCAAGAAATACACAATTCAGTTGGATGGCGAAAAGATTCGTAAGAAGTATAGACTGACGGTAGGTGACGTTATCTATATTTCAGATAATAACTTCCTAAATGGTCTTTTACTTCGCGTTCGTGTTGAAAAGATTTCCACGTCCTTGTCTAAACCATTGACATACAAGATTGAAGTATCTAATGTTGTCGAAATGGCAAGTCAACTATCGAGCTCCATGTTGGACAGGTATGCTCGTATGATTGAAGATGCTAAACCATATACAATGAGTGTCCTCACTTCGAACGGTGTTGCGTTCAAGTCCCTCGATGATGAGACTCGTCTCTATCCTAGATTGTATAAAGGTGGCAAATTACAGAAAGAAGATACTGGTCGATATTTCACTTATGAAGTAAACGACCAAGTTATCGGTTCTGGTGATTTCTTAGACATCAAGTCTAAAGATTACGCTGGACAAGAGAAGATTGTTGTTAAAGTTAAGGGTTGGGATAATGGTGAAGTCGTATTTCAAAATGACTTAACAATCTTTACTGTGAAAGACGGTAAGGACGCATATTCTCTAATTCCTTCAACCAGCAATGGCACACAGTTTGTTAATGGATATGGTATTTCTGCTGTAAGTTTGAAATTACTAAAAGGAACTGAACAACTCAACCTTGATGATTACGCAATTTCATGGAAAATGAAACATGGTAATGAAACAGGTTTTAGTGACTTCTCTTCTACTAACAAACAAATCTCAGTATCCACAACAGACTTTGTCAAGACGGCTATATATTACGCCACAGTAACAACTAAAAAAGGCGCATTAATCGCAACAACCGAAGTTACATTCTCTAACGTGCAAGACGGCGCCGCTGGTACACCTGGTGCTGTTGGACGTGATGGTCGTCAAACATTTATCCATATTGCCTATGCCAACTCTGCTGATGGTCGTAAAGACTTTCATGTAAGCGATGGCACTAACAAGGAATATCTTGGTCAATATACCGACTTTGTACAAGCCGATAGTAACGACCCTACAAGATATACTTGGACTAAAATCAAAGGTGATAAGGGTGACAAAGGTGATCGTGGTAATGATGGTATTGCTGGTAAGAATGGTGTAGGTCTTCGTTCTACAAATATCACTTATGGTATTTCAGACAATGAGAACACTCAACCTGCTAACTGGACTCCTCAACCTCCAACTCTTGTTAAAGGTAAATATCTTTGGACTAAGACTCAATGGACATATACTGATAATACAAGCGAGATTGGTTATCAGAAAACATATATTCCACAAAATGGGTCTAATGGTACAGACGGTCTTCCAGGTAAAGATGGCGTTGGTATTATCAATACAACATTGCGATATTGTAAATCTAACAATGGTGTAAATAAACCTGAGGGTCGTATCGTAGCATCTTTTATGAATAAGTTTACTCTGCTTGGCACTACTATAGATAATATATATATGACTGGTAAAACAGTACACCTTGAACAAGGAAAAACATATGTATTATCTGCTGAGACTAATGGTGTATGGACTAACATTCATAACCTCGAACAAAGTAGTAATAATGCTACACTCTGGATTATAAATGCGTCGTTAAAAACTTGGCAAATTATCTCAGACTCAAATACAGGAACAGGTACAAAATACACTCACAATAGACCTACAGGTGACTATGAGATTCGTCTTAATAGTTACCACAATGGTAATGCTACTTGGTTTAAGAATATCGTATTTGAGGATGGTACTTGGACTCCTGATATTCCTACAGTAAATCCAGGCGAATTTTTATGGACAAGAACTACATGGTTCTATTCTGATGGGACTACAGAACAAGGATATTCAGTAGCTAAGATGGGTGAAACTGGACCTAAAGGTGACCGTGGTGAACAAGGCCCTAAAGGAGCAGATGGTCGTAATGGCAACGATGGAGCTCCTGGTCGAGATGGTAAACCTGGTAAAGATGGTGTTGGTATTAGACAAACAACCATTCGTTATGGTATATCTGATTCAGACAAGACCGAACCTACAACTTGGACTGAACAACCTCCAACTCTTGTAAAAGAGAAATGGTTCTGGACTAAGACAAGTTGGTCTTATACTGACAATACAGTTGAGACTAGTATTCAAAAGGTTTATATTCCTCGTAATGGTAATGATGGTCTTAACGGTATTCCAGGTAAAGATGGTGTTGGTATTCGAAGCACAGTTGTCGACTACGCTGTCTCTAACGACGGTGTAAATCGACCTACTGGTGGTTGGTCTAGACAAGTCCCAACTGAGAAACTCAACTTCACTTGGATGCGAATGACCTTGACTTACACTGATAACACTTCAGAGTCTGTTTACACCGTATCTAAGAATGGACAAGACGGTAGACCAGGTCGTGATGGTATTAATGGCCTTCAAGGCCCTAAAGGCGACCAAGGACTTCCTGGACGTGATGGTGTGAATGGCGTTTCATCTTACACTCACATTGCATATGCCGATAATCAAAATGGTGATGGTTTTAGTCAGACTGACGTTAACAAGCTTTACATTGGTATGTATGTTGATAACATTCAACAAGACTCAACCGATAAAAGAAAATATCGTTGGACTAAATGGCGTGGTCAAGATGGTCAAGCTGGTGTTCCTGGTAAACCAGGTGCAGACGGTAGGACACCTTATGTGCATTTCGCTTATGCAAATTCTGCTGATGGTCGTTCTGATTTTAGTTTAGTTAATACTAACAATAAATTCAGATACATTGGTCATTATACTGATTTCGAATCTGCTGACTCTAGAGACCCAAGTCGATATTCTTGGATTGATATGACTGGTGGTATCGTTATTGGTGGTGATAACCTTGTTAGAAACTCAGCATTTCCTAAGAACCTCAACGATTGGGGTTATTGGGAAATCGGACAACCTAATAATAAATTACGTGTAGCTAAACACGCATTTTATTACAATAATACAAGGGAAATGTTCTTACTGACTAACGACACTAACGGTGATATTCCTGCCGCAACTAGACGATTCCCTGTTAAACGCAATACAACATATTCTCTTAATGTGTCAATGTTTGGTACAGGTAATCTTAAAAAGGTCAATATTTACTTCTTGGGTCGTAAGATTGGAGAGACAACCTCTTATACTAAAGTCGTAAATGTTAAATCAATTAACGGTTCGCCGTCTACAACACAAGTTGTACGATTTGAGAATGTATTCAATTCTGGTGAATGTGATGAAGGATTTATCCGTATCGATAACGCAGGTCGTACTGATAATGGCACGTCTATGTTATTCTTTACCGAACTAGATGTTTATGAAGGAGCTACACCTCGTGTATGGCAAGCATCACCTTATGACTTGTCCGATGTAATTGAGACTAAAGCTGATTCAACTCTAACTAATCAACAACTACAACTTCTTGCTGAGAATAATGCTAAAATGCGTGCAGAATTACAAGCTAAGGCTGCAGCAGATGAAGTACGAGCTTGGATTGCGGATTATAAGAATTACCTTAAATCTGCTGAGACTAATCGTATTAAAGCTGAAAGCGATCTAGTAACACAATCACAACGTATTATACAACTTGAAACGAGTTTAGGTGATATGGCGGCTAAGACAAGCTTTATCGATTCCTTTATCACACAATCTAACGAAGGTCTTACAATCGGTAAAACCGATGGGTCTAGTTCGATTATGTTCTCACCAGCAGGGCGTATATCCATGTTTTCTTCTGGTAAAGAGGTCATGTATATTGACAAGGGTATGTTGTATATTGACAATGGTACTTTTGTTAAAACTATTCAAGTAGGTCGTTATAGGACTGAACAGTATTTCGCTGACTTGGATATGAATGTTATCCGATATGTCGGTGATATCAATGTGGGAGGTAACTAATGTCAGAACATTGGAGTAATGACGACCGAGGGTATAGATTAAAACTATGGGTCGATTTAACTAGTCAAAGTAGTGAAAAGAATATATCGACTTATAGACTTCGGTTATTCTTAACATCAAGAGGTTGGTCGTTTAGCGGATATAATTGTACAGGTTATATTCAATTCGATGACCGACAAATTCCTTTTGCTTGTGGTGCTATTAATCCTAATAGTGAGATTACACTTATTGACCAAGATGGACATAATCTATGGCACAACTCTGAAGGTATTAAAACTGCAAAAGTTAGTGTTGTATTTAATGGACAGGGTGGATATTCTCCAAATCGATTGGAAATTGCTCCTTTTTATTTAACACCACCACCTTTAGCTCTTGCGTCAACGTCTGTTGAAGAACGCTATGATGGGTATTTTGGTCAACCATTAACAATCAATATCAAACGTCAGAAAGATAATTTCAAACACAAACTTCGTTTTGGGTTTGGTTCTGTATGGCGTGATATTGCGACTAATGTGGATACTACATACACATGGACAATTCCTACGGATATTATCAACCAGATTCCATCTACTGCGACTTCTGGAACTGGTGAAATTGATATTGAAACCTACAATGGCAGTAATAAAATAGGATCTACAGTTCGTGTGCCAATCCGTATTCACGTTGCTCCACAAGGTAGTTCATCTAAACCAACATTTACTGATATAGAACTTGTTGAGACAAATCAAAATATCAAGAATGTTTTAGGAACACCTAATGTATTCTTACAAATCTTATCAAACATACAATGTAATTTTAAAGATGTTGTTGGTAGTTTTGGTGCATCAGTCAATCGTTATCATGCGGAAATTGTAGGTAAGAACTTATCAGTAGATTCCAACAATGGTAAGTTTGGTTTAATGAATTTTGTAGGCGATATAACTATATCTGCTTATATAATTGATGAACGTGGTATTAAATCCGATATCAAGACCAAAACTGTAAAAGTGTTACCATATTTCTCACCTACAATCTTATTTACAGCAGAACGTGTTGGACAGAATGCGTCTATAATCAATACAAGAACGACTTGTAGAGTAGCTAATCTGAATATCAATGGTAGTCAGAAAAACAGCATTACTGTTCGATTTTCAACGTCCTCAGATGGAGGTCAAACATTTACGCTTAATGGTGGCGATGCAGATTTTGCATCTAATCAAACAATGGAAGCTGTAAATAGACTTGCGTCTTTACGGGGAGACTTTACACCTAAATCGTCTTTTGTTATTCGTGCTACTATCTCAGACAAGTTGTCACCTCCTGTATCATATGATTATCCAATAGGAACTGAAGAAGTTGCTATTTCATACCATCGAGAAGGTGTCGGTATTGGTATGGTGCATAATAACAAAAAATATCGAGTACAAGTCGCACCTGGTGATGTAAGTATTGAGCAGGGTGTTTATCGTATTAAAGATAAAGAAATCCAAAATCATCAACTTACAGAAGCTAATGGTACTTGTATTAAGTATAATTCTGGCGATGCCAACACTATCCTAAAGACAGGTTTCTACAATGTTAATAATTGTTCTAACATGCCTAACAATGATTTACAATGGTGGTATCTTACGGTTATTGCAAATGCAGATACGTATGTTATGCAACAAGCTAATTCATTCTTTAATGACAAGATTTACACAAGACAAAAACGTGGTAATCAGTGGTCTAACTGGGTTGCATTACAACAGGAGTCCACCGTTGTTAAGAAAGAACCTGAATGGGTTAGAATAAATGGAAATAATGGTTTGTATTGTATGTATAAACTTATTGATAACGTTGTGTATTGTAAATTAATAGCAGATCCATTTACCGAAACTGGTAACTGTAAGGTTAAGTTTCCAGATGAATTCTGTAAGAATTTTATTGGTTCGTTTATGTTATCTGCCCCATATTTTACTACAGACCCAAGAGACCTAGTTATGTTGCAGTTTAACCCTGACGCTTATCTACACATACTTGGTGCACAAAAAGGAAAAATAATGAAACACATATTTTCATTTGCAATTTAGAAAGAGTGAAGGAAATGAGATTACATACAAAAATCGCATTAGCTGGTATTGTCAGCACTACTGCTATCGGATTGGCTAATATGAATGAGCGCGCTAATGCTCAAACCCATAATGTCACTCCAGATAGTCAGGTTATTTTAAACAAACACAATGACGGAACAGATATTAAAGATATTTGTTCTGATGTCGTACAATTTCCTCTTGGAGGTAAATAAGTTTGCTATATCTACTCGCAACGGCAGACCCCCCAGCAGACGGATTGAATAGACTTGCACTCTACATTATAGATTTCTATAATCATGGTATAGATGAGCACTTAATGGTCGCTGCCACATTCTGGGTGATTATCTTAGATGTTACACTTGGATATTTGAGGGGATGGGTTACTAAGGACTTCTCATCAACTATAAGTAAAAAAGGATTAGCAAGTCATGTATTTGTATTTATTGTAGTATTAATTAGCTACCCTCTTGCAATGCTTGCTAATGTTAATACTGAAGCTGATATGTTTATTTATTATTTATTCTTTTCTTATGCTGCGTCCATTCTAAAAAATGGGGAAGCTATTGGTATTAATGTTCCATTTATTACCAAATATGTGTCGGATAGAGTAGACCATCATAAAGACGAAGACGAAGACAAAACTCAAAAGGAGAAAAATAATGATTAATTTTAAATTACGTTTACAAAACAAAACTACACTTATCGCTCTTATCTCAGCAGTATTCTTGATGCTGCAACAATTTGGACTTACAATCCCTAGCAACATCCAAGAGGGAGTTAATACTCTTGTTGTTATCTTGGTTATCCTTGGTATTGTTACGGACCCAACAACTAAAGGTGTGGGTGATAGCGAACAAGCCTTGAATTATCACGAACCACGCAAAGACTAAAAAAAAAGGAGTAACCCATGTCTAAATTGATGACGTCCCTCAGGCTTATTGATGGTGGCGATGTTATCAAAAGCGGAGACACTTCTTCAGAATTTACATTCGAAATCTTAGACGACGATGGAAACGTATTTCCTCTAACTGGAGAAGGTATTGTTACATTGTCTCAACTTGGTGAAATTAAATTCTCTAAGAATGTTAAAGTTGTTGACGGCGTTGTCACATTCGCTCTAGGGAAGAGTTTAGAATATGGTAAATATCTACTTGAGATTAAAGTTGATGGTCATATCTTCCCTTCTAACAAATATAAAGTCAAAGTAGTACAATCTTCTTTCGGAGGGGATACTCTTATTCCTCCTGATGCATATGAAGAGAAACTACGCGTCATTGCTAACGACATTAAACAAGCAGGGTTAGTCGATAGCGGTGAAGATTACCTTAATATTTACAACCTTGCTAAGATTTAGGAGGACTCTATGTCAAATCTTTCAAATGCATTCTCAGCCGTAGGTGCTGATATTAAACGTATTGATGCTGCTCTTGCTCAAAAAGCTGACAAGTCTGAAGTTACTAGTCTACCAACAGGTATCACTCAAGAACAACTTAACACTGCAATTACACAAGCTAAAACCGACCTTATCGGTGGTGCTCCTGAAGAGCTCGATACTCTCAAAGAACTTGCTGATAAAATCTCCGCTGGTGGTGGTAATGTTGATTCTGGCATTATTACTAAACTTACAGAGCTGGGCAATCGTATTACAGCTATTGAAACTGAAGACTTGGTAGCAGCATATACAGCAGCTAAAAACACCCTCTAATGAGGTGAGCTTATGAGTAATTTAAAAGATGTAATAGAAACTATTGGCCGTGATATTGGTGAGATTAAAGGTAAACAATCGACATCGTTATCTGTATCTCAAGCATATGGATTATTTCCAACATATAACAACTTTTTTCTACAAGTTATGGAGCAAAATAAATTTGCGGAAGACCCTCTTGTAACAAAATCACAATTACCTACAAGAGAAATTGAGGCTTTAAAACATGAGGTCGAAGACTTGAAGAAAACTATCGCGGAAATTAAACAATCTATTCAAAAATAAATCCAAGGAGGCACTTAAATGAGTGTTCAACAATCTATTGTAAATTGGTTTGTAGCCCGCCGTGGTCTTATTACATATTCAATGTACGGGTCTCGTAATGGCTCTGATGGTACTGGAGATTGTTCTGGTACTGTATCACAAGCCTTGAAAGAAGCTGGTATCGGTATTCAAGGTCTACCATCAACAGTCACTCTTGGTCAACAACTTGCGAATAACGGTTTCTATCGTGTAAGTCGTAATGAAGACTGGGAACCTCTTATGGGTGATATTGTCCTTATGAGTTGGGGTGCTGATATGTCTTCATCTGGCGGTGCTGGTGGACACGTCGGTGTAATGCTTGATAGTGTTAACTTCATCTCTTGTGATTACTCAACACAAGGAGCACCTGGACAAGCCATCAATACTTATCCATGGGATAGCTATTATGGTTGGAACAAACCAGCTTACATTGAAGTATGGCGTTACGCTGATTCAGCTCCTCAAACTAACAATCAACCTAATACGGTTGTTAATCCACAACAAGAGAAAGCATATTATGAAGCCAATGAAGTTAAATTCATTAACGGTATTTGGCAAATTAAATGCGATTATCTTGCCCCAATTGGGTTTGACTGGGTTGCCTAATTTTCAGCTCAGTATAAACTAAGTGAACACAAACAAAGTGGTGTCATGTAAAAAAAAATACATGGCTAACGGTGGATATCCAGAACGGACAATACCGTGCCAAGTCTGATGTCTTATATCAGAAAGGTGTAACGACTATCCCTTTAAGGGAGTACGCTCACTATTTGTACGTGAGTGGAAGTGCTTAGACTTTAGAAAAAAAGAAAGGTATCATAAGATGAGTAAAACCAAACGTGGCGTTTGCGCCAATTGTCATACAGTATTTGAAGTTTCCAGAAAACAATTATTAAAAACGAAACAAGGCAAATCAGTCTTTTGCTCTGAAACTTGTGCTTTAGAAAAATACGGTAAATCCAAAGTTATTATTTCTGAAATTCCTTGTTCTAGATGTGGTAAGATGTTTACTCCCACATACAGTCAAGCTAAACGTTTTAAATATAACAACAATGTCTCTAATTCGTTCTGTTCGAATGAATGTAGGTGGAAAAAAGATTATCCTCACAAATATCACGACAATTATGTTAGTGTTCGTGTGGGTAAAGAGGAAGTTCTGCTTGACACTGATATTTTTGAAAAACATAACAAGTCATTATATATTCGTAATGATAAAAGAAGCAACTATCGTTCTGTTGGTGTTTTTGAAGAAGGTGCTAAAAAGGTACTTTCAAGACAGATTATGTCAGTTACAGACAAGGAACAACAAGTAGACCATATAAACGGTAACCCTTTAGATAACAGAAGAAGTAACTTAAGAGTTGTAAGTCATCAAGAAAATATGATGAATAAAAAGAATTACAAAAACAATACTTCTAAAATAAAGGGTGTTAACTTGAATAAAAAAGGTCTGTGGGTTGCTAGAATTCAAGTCGGTAACGAACGAATCTTTTTAGGTTCATCTAAAGACAAAGCTAAAGCTGAAAAACTAAGACTTGAAGCAGAAAAGAAATATTTTGGAAAATATGACAGAAATTATCTAAAGTAAGATATAGTCTAATCCCACTAGGAATAGTGGGTAGTAATGAGAAAATGGAATCCCAGTTGATATGGTTAACTGGGTTGATGCTGATGGTAACGACCTTCCAGATGGTGAGTCTAAAGACTTTAAAGCTGGAATGTTCTTCTCATTCGCTGGTGATGAAACTAATATTGTTGATACCGAAGACGGTGGATATTATGGTGGTTATTATTGGCGTCTATTTGAATTTGGTCAATTCGGTACAGTATGGCTCTCATGCTGGAACAAAGACGACCTCGTAAATTACTACGAATAAATATTAAGACTACAAGCTTATTTGACCGCTTGTGGTCTTTTTTCAAGGAGGATTATTATTTGGTAACAGTAGCAGAAGTTATTAATCGATTTGCAGATATGGCTAACCGTCATACTGGGGTCGATATTGATGGAGCCTATGGTATGCAGTGTGTAGACGTACCTAATGCACTAGCACAATGGTTCTTCGGTAAACGTATGCCTGGTAATGGTATTGATATGCTTGCTGCAGGTCGTGCTAATGGATGGGCTGTATTACCAGCATCACAATGTGCACCAGGTGATATTTTCTGTAAATCAGAGCCAGGTCATGGATATGGACATACAGGTCTTATCATTGCTCGTAATGGTAATAGTATTCGTTCTATTGACCAGAACTATGGTACTAATGGATACGGTGGGCCTTGTGTGTATGTAAATAGACAAATTGATGGGTCTTGGCTTGGCGTAACTAGACCACCATATTCTGACGCAGGTCGTTCAAGTGGTGCGTCTGAAGGTGGGGAGAAGAAACCAGGATTTCCTGTTAGGGATATACATTATGGCGGACATACTTTCTCAGCAGCACATCAATCAGACCTATTACAATGGTGCGTTAAACGTAATCTATTACCTTCAGGTTGTTATTCTCAGTTGTATGTTGAGTCTTGGTGGGGTGCATCAAACGTAGCCCGTGTTGATAATAACTGGGGTGGTATGACTGGTGGAGCTCAAACTCGCCCTTCAGGTGTAGTTGTAACAACGGGTAGTTATCGACCTGCTGCAGAAGGCGGTACATATATGCACTACGCGTCAGTATCCGACTATTTTAACGACTGGACATATCTTGTATCTGGACATGGATACAACTGTTCTGGTAAACAAGATATTAATGGATATACGCTTGGTTTGTTTAGAGAAGGTGGAGCTGCTTACAACTATGCCGCAGTTGGATATGCTGCGTATGCACCACAAATGTCTGGCGTGCGTAACGGTATAAATGGCTCTAATGGTGGATATTTGGATGCCCTTGACCAAGCTTGGAAAGATGGTAGTATCGGAGAAGGATATGGAGGGGAAGGTTCTGGCCCATCTGAACCTGAAGAAGAATATCCATGCTTTATGTTCAATGCTAAAGGTTATCCTGAATTGTATGAAGAAGGAACATTGTTCTACTTCAATGGACAAATCAACGAAGTACAACCTATCCACAACCAAGAGGAAATCAAATATCTTAATGAAATCTATACTGATTCGACAGGTCGTAAGTTAAAGGAATATCGTTGGGATAAAGGTAAAGATGATGGTGTTAAGAACTTCTTCGGTGTTGTCCATCCAGGAAGTCAAGTAGAAGCTATCAAGAAGAAAATCGATGAGATTATCGCAGAACTAGACGAGGCGGTGGATTAATATGGCAATGTCGTTCTTTTTCAATGTAACAGGATACCCACAATGGTTTGAACCTGGTACATTATATTTCTACAATGGTGCAATCAACGAAGTACAACCAGTACATAATCAAGAAGAAATCAAATGGCTTGGTAATGTTTTTAAAGAAACAACAGGTCGCGAGTTGAAAGACTATCGTTGGACTAACACATTCCCTGTACACGTACGTATTTTCTCTGTCTTAAATCCGTCGAGTCAATATGACAAGATACAGAAGGCTCTGGATGCAATACAGAAAAACTTACTAGCGGCGGTGGATTGACATGGGTATTAACTTCTTCTTTAACGTAAAAGGAGACCCTAAGAACTTCGAACCTGGGACATTGTTTTTCTATAATGGTAACGACAATGTTATTCAACCCGTACATAATTTAGAAGAACTTAAATGGGTACAAGGGATTTATGAAGATTGTAACGGTAAGGGTCTCAAAACATATTGGTGGACTAACAATGCGCCAGTACACATACGTATATTTGGTGTACTACAACCTGGAACTACAGGTATGTATAGTAAAGAGATACAAGGTAAAATTGCTTATATGAAAGAGAAAGCTAAGGCTTATATCGATATATATGGCGACCCGACTCATTTTACACCAAAGATTGCAGTTCCTATTCGAGCGGATTGTACAAAGACTGCTGAGATTGTAGGTACTGCAGAAATTGACAAGACTTATCATATGACTAAAACCACAACGGTATGTGATTACCATTGGGGTGCAATTCAGTACAATGGTCAAGTCGCATGGATTACAATCGGTGATATTACTGGGGAGACTTATGGTATCCTTGAGAAACGATATAATCACGATTGGTAATATTCTAGGTGTGTTATTGTGAAAGGTAACACACTTTTATCCTCTCATATAATAGAAAGAGAGGAATTTTAAAATGAATAAATTCAAGAACAAAGGGATGGGAATCATATACGGATTCGCTATTATATTATTCCATGCTGTTGGGCATTGGTTAACAATACAATATAAATATGATGAGAGTTTTCATCATTTTGTAATTAATCTCAAGAATGCGATATTTAGCTATTTTAATAGCAATATCCCTCTTGAAGTTACAATTGGGATTTCAGGATTCATGTTTATAATGATGATAATCAGCTCATTCTGGAAGTATAGCGAATAGGGATTTACAAGTCCCTTTTTTTTTCTGCTTGTATAATAGGAGGTAACACTCTGAACAAAAAAAAAATAAAAGGAGGGCATTGTTATGTCTAAATCAAAAAAAGTAAAAGAAATCAAAGATGCTGAAGTTATTGTTGATGCTGTTGAAAACGAAGAAACAGTCAACATACAAGCTACAGAAGAAGAAACAGTAAACACTGTTGTTAATGAAGAAGAAAAAGATATTCTTGTTCCAAAGAAGAAAAAACGTTTGAAAACGGTAAAAGAATTTTGGAATGATTATAAAAAGACTATCATTACAGTGGTTGTTACTGCGTCTGCAACTGTGGCAGGAACGTTGTTAGTTGAAAGCGTTTTATCAGATAATGACAAAACTACAGATATCGTTGATGCTGAATTTACAGAAAAAGACGATAATGATGAAACTGTATTTGTAGAAACAGAATAATTGTGTTACAACTGAAAGAACCTTCGGGTTCTTTTTTTTTTTGAAAGGATGAAAACGAAATGGGAATGATACTACCCTCAAAACTAAATAATCAAATTTGTAGGATATTGTACAAGCGCACAATGGAATACGTTGAAAATATTGAAGCAGGATTCACATATCCTGACGAAACAGAATTGTATGAATATATGGACGAGTATGGACTGTCTGTAAATCCTATGTCTATAATCAACGAATTATGCACGCCTGAAGAAATAGACTTGTTAATGTCTAATTTACAAATTGTATTATATTTTATACCACATATTGAGTACCAATGTTTGGACGTGTTGGATAAACGCAACGAACAATGGGATAAGGAATACCAATCTTATTTGAAAAGGAATAGAAAATGACATTAAAAGACCAGCTAATTGTAAGACCCGTATTATGCGGAAACTATATTGTTTCTGAAGAAGTAATACAACGAAATGAAGACCTAAATCTTATCGTAAACATTGATAAGAATAACTCAGAAGAACCATCTTTAGTAAAAGACTATATTTATGAAACCAACGATATGGTCTTTTACTACACAGGAATATGGCAACGTTTACCACATAAACGCTTTGTCTTAATTTTCCGCCCGTATTATAGAAAGGAAGGTAAATAAATATGAAAGATTTACTAAATAAAGTTAAAACTAAATTCGAAGATGTAATGTTTGTTGAGGTACCATTGAGTGCTGAAGAACGCATTAAGAAAATTGACGAAAAGACACTGAGTCGTATTGCTGATAAAGCAGACGAGGTGCTTGTTGTTAAAGCTAACTCTAAAGAAGAGTTCGAAGAACAGGTTAATGAACTATTGAAGATTCGAAAAGCTTTCAACTCTTACAGTGAAGTAACTGTAGAAGAAGAAAAGCCTACGAAACAAATTAGTGAAGGAGCCTGGAAATTCTGGGCTACCGTAGTAGGAAGCGTAACATCAGGTGCTGTAGTCATTTACAGCACATTGTACTCTGATGAAGGCAATTTTATTAATGACTTCACTCGCAAAGTGATTAATAAACGCATCGACGGAGACAAGTTCTAGTTTTATTAGTGGAGAGTTTTACGACTCTTCCTTTTTTTTTGGAGGTTGTATGAAAGTATTTATAACTGTACGTGAACATGAGTTCTACGAGGACGGGTATATTGTAGATAAAGTATTTACAGATTATAAAGAAGCACAAGACTCGCTTCTACAACAAGGTTATCGTATCCTTGATGAAGAAGACGAGTTATATTTAAACGAGGGGAGAAAAGATGGATACCAATATGGGCGTATCTATCATAGAACTTTATGAGACGATTTGAAATTGATGGAACACTCTATCAATATACAATGTTCGCCAACGGACACACATTCCGAATTGAGATTGATGATTTATTTGATGACCCACAAGCTGATGCTTTTAATCTAGGGTTAATTCAAAACGATTTCGTTATCCATTTTCGTGATATTTTGGAGAATGTTGATTTTATTGGTAAAGTAACAGATGTAGACCAGCAAATTATTGACAATGGATTTGCTGATAGTAAATTTACAATTGAAGGAGATGTATTATGAATAGCTATATTCCTAGCAACAAGATTGAGATGTTGCCTGAGAATTTCTTGTTGATCAACGATAAATATATTGTTGGTGGTTTTCTTATGCAAAAGAAAGAGAATTTTGTATATGCATTTAATCCATTCTCTGGTTTACCAGTCGATGAAGAGAAAGATTGTGTAAATGATATTGCAGTCTATCTTAATGGTAAACTTAAGAAAATCACTAACAATGTATACGCCACATATTCGTATTTTAACCACGACGAAGACCGATGGTATATTCGTTTCGATTCGATCAAACAAGCAAAATAATTTCCACTTGTATAATAGAGATGGTTATGTCTAAGATTGTAAGCTCAGAGGTAGAGCGACAGATTTAATGCGGACGGTGGGTTCGAGTCCCATCACAATCTAGACGCTACCGTTTCTAATTTTTTTTTAGGAGGTACCCAATGGGTAAAGACTACGACAAAATTGAACCAAGTCCAGAAGAGACTAAAGTTCAAGAACCAGCGGAAACTCAGGAAACTGTTGAGGTTACTGAGAAGGTAGAAGTAAGGGAAGTTAAACCAGTCCCAATCAAGAAGAAATCATTGTTCAAACGAGCAGTGATTGCCCTAACACCAGAAGGAGGATTTAAACAACTCGCACACGACACGTTTATTAATTCTATTATACCTGCATCTAAAGACATGTTATATAATGCAAGTCAAGGTGCGTTGAACGCTATTATTTACGGAGGTCGTAACAATGGCGGTAACTGGATTAATGCTGCAGGTCGAGGTGCAGTAGCAGGTGCTCGTACAGGTTTACAACAACACGCAAATCGTGTACCTTATAATCAAATGGGAAATACACGTCAGCGTCAACAACCAGCACCTGTGCCACGTCATGAGTATACGCAAATTGAACACTATACTCAAGCCGATGCAGAATACGTATTAGCCACAATGCGTCAATATATTGTTGACCAAGGCTATGTATCTGTAGGTGATTATTATTCAATCTCAGGTGCAGACCAAACAGGTATTTCTGTATCGTATACCGACAATACTGTAGGTTGGGTTGACCTTAAAGGAGCCCGCACTGTACGTAATCCTAATGGATATTACGTCATCACACTTCCACCAATCACAAATGTTTAGAAAGGATATTGTTATGTTTAAGAATTGGAACAAAAAGAAAATTATGAAAGTCGCTAAAGTTATTTGTTTTGGTATCGTCCCATATTTGGTTGACGTAGCAAAAGAATATCTTCACAAACAAGCTGGGTTCAAGAACCTCATTGTTGAAATGCCAAAATAAGAAAGGATTTATATTATTATGAAATTCAAAGTACCAGTAAAAGTAAATCGTATGTATCATGGAGTATTGCGTTGGGGACGTCGTAACAGTCCTTATATTTGTACAGGTGTAGGACTTATCGGTCTAGGTGCATCTGCATATATGTTGTATCAAGCTCGTCCTGCAATTGAAGCAGGTGTTGAAGAACTTGAACGTGCTAAAGCAGGAGAAGAAGGAGCTTCTAAAGCTAACGGTGTTAAAACTATTGCTAAAGCTGTAACAGGCCCAGTATTGGGGGCTACAGCATCAAGCCTTTTGATCCTTAACGGACAACGTATTCTATCACAACGTCTTGCAGCTACAACACTCGCTTACAACACACTCTCAAGCAAGCTTGACAAATATAAAGAATGGTTGAAAGAAAACCATCCAGAAATGGCAACACAAATCACACAAGAACTTGAACGCGTACCTGAAAACAAAGATGAAGCTAAGAAAAAGAAACCAGTACTTGTGGATACAATCAAAAAACCTAGTCTTGTATCTGAGGCAGGGTTCTTCGTTGAAGCAAGTCCATTGTTGAGTGACTTGCGTGAAGGCGGAGAATATGATTATGGTATTCTTGAATCAGCAGTTATGCGTGTGTTGAACGATGGTAATCCTGAAGCTCGAGACAGCGATACGCTTGCTGAACGTGTCGGTATTTATCGTGCTGAAAATGAACAAGGATATGTTACATTGCGTGATGTCTTCCTTGCATTCGGTATTCCAAAAGAATCACTTGCATCTCATCGCGATGCTGCACCAGTAGACTATCGTCGTGCACGTGACATGGTATGGTCTGCAGGTAGTACGTCTGGTTCATTCGACTGTCGTGTTGAGGTTGTACCAGTGACTGTAGAAGAAGACGGTGTTGTATTCAAGAAAGACCGTTTCTTCGTATCATTCGCTCGTGCACCACACTACGATTACTACGCAACTAAAGGATAATAAACCTTATATTAGACAGTAAAGCTGTTGTCGTGCTGCTAACAGGCGATGTTAAACAACGACAAGCACTGATATAAGAAGAGGCCTCATGTCGTGAGATTCGGGCTTTAGAAAGGATAACACAATGAATAAAAAATCATTACTAGCAATTATTGGATTGGGCGCAGTTTCTACTACTGCCCTAATCTATAATTATTTACAATGGAAATCTAACAAGGAGTTAGAAGAACAACTAGATGTTTTGAATGAAAAACTCGTAGAGCTTAACAATGCTCTTGACAAATATACAAACGTCGAAGTTATGGAAGTAAAACTAGAAGTAGAAGAAGATCAACCTAAAAAATCCAAGGTTGTTTCTTTATATCAACCACAAGTAACTGGGCCAGCTCCAGTAGAACAGGTTGAAGAAGTGAAGACCATTGTAAACGATGTCAATAAACAAACTGAGAAACGTGATGAGTTTCTACAACAGTTTGAAGTTAACCAACGTGAAGAAAAGATTATTGAGGTAGATGATATGAAAATTGATGCGAATAGCCCTCAAGCATTTTCTATTTACAAAGATAGTATCTTAGCTAGTATTGTTGAAGAGGCTAGTCGTGTTGATGCAGACCAATATCGTGAATGGACTCGTGATTTTTATAATCTAGGTCATTACGACACTGCCAATATCTCTACACAAGATATTATCAAGCAAATGTACGAAATGTTCGATTACCCAATCGACCCTGACTTGTGGTACGATGATGATGAACAATTCCGCTTGAAGATGCTTGAACAACTTGAAAACTTCTTTGGAACTGGAACAGTGTACAGCGATTTTGTTACTTACGGTAACTTCATTGCTAATACTGTTGATTTCCTTGCACAAGAATATGACGAAATTAGTAAACTTGAAATTGCTGCTATCATGCTACAACAGCTTGATGTGTTTGACCCAGACACAAATGCGAGTATGATCTTTGACCGTATTAAAGACGCGTTCAACCACAACTTGCGTACTGGATATGGTTATGGTGTCCTAGCAATCAACGAAGACAACATTGGTTGGTTTGTAATGGACGACGCCAAGAATGCTATCCGAAACGAAATCAATGATTTCAACAATTATCTATATGATAATATGGATGAGGTATAAGTATGGCTACACCAGGACCAGAAGGAGTCTATGCTATGAGAGTTTATTTTGTTAATGGAGATTGGACTCCGTTACATTTAAACTCTGTAGAATACATGAATTTCCGCAAAGCAGCTAACGATGGGAGTACATATTACTATGGTGATGGTAAGATGATATTCCTTGACAAGATTACACATATCGAAATGTAAGGAGAACAATGAATTACCCTAACAAAAATGAAGTAGGGTTTGTTCCAGAATTTATAGAAATTGTAGTTGGAGAAACTAAGAAAAATAAGTATGTTGTATATCCTGACTTCAACTTTATTAAAGACGATGATATAGTTATTAAAGGTGGAACCGTCATAGGATGGTGGAATGATAAAAAATGGACACTAGGTTATAAAGGATTGTTTGAATATATTGATGAACTTATTTTCAATTATACATCAGCAATGCAATCTCTAAACCCTGGTATTGATATAACTCCACACCTAATGCAACGTCATTCATCAGGTGCTATGAAACGCTTTGACGACTTCGTTAACCGTTTTAAATCCGAAGATGATAAGACATTTAACAACAATATATTCTTTCTCTCTGACGAAGTTAAGAAAGAAGATTATTCAACTTACAAACTACCTTATGACCCAACAGAAGGTAAGACAGAGGCATTTAGTGAACTCTTTAATGTCTTGTATGACAAGGAAGAACTAGATAAGATATTGTGGGCTATGGGTGCACTACTGACAGGAAGTATGCCTGATATCCACAAATTCTTATTCATCTACGGGCCAAAAGGTTCAGGTAAATCTACAATCCTTAAGGTGTTGGAGCTCATTATTGGAGAATACCAGGCACCTATCGATTTACGTAGCTTTACAAGCTCTTCCGAATTTGCTACTGCAGACGTTAAAGAAGTTCCAGTCCTTATGGATACCGATAGTGATTTAAGTAAGATTACAAATGAACAGAACTTGTTGAAACTTACAGCACATGAACCAGTGATTATTCGTAAGCTTTATAAACAAGGATATCCTGTTATCTTTAATGGTCTTCTTATCACTGCCTCTAACGAACGATTTAAATTACATAATGCCGACTCAGGTATTACTCGTCGTGCTCTCGTTGTATCACCTACAAGAAATAAAGTAGATTATACACGATACAAACAACTCATGAACTCTATTAAATTTGAAGTACCACAAATTGCGCAATTGTGTATTGATAAGTTTAATGACATGGGTGCAGACTACTACGCAGAAGATGTAGATACAAATATCATCGAGTACTCTGATAAAGTATTTAAATTCTTGCGTGAGTATTACGAGGAGTTAGAACATGGTGTTAGTTTTAAACAAGCAGCATCTATGTTCGAGTCGTTCTTGGAAGATATTGGTTGGAACACAACAGGTGTCAAACGTAAGTTGGAATCTGACTTAACTTTATATTTCAATAAGTTTGAGGACAAACATGAAATGCCAGACGGATCTATTGTCCGTAACTGGTATAGCGATTTGAACCGAGAAAAAGTATTCCCTGAATTGTTGAAAGAAAAACATCAAAAAGCCAGGGAAGAAAAGAAAGAACAACCAGTTATTGAGTTAACTGAACACACAAAGGAGGACAACGTGTTTGATGTAGAATATCACGATGTGCCTGCACAATACGCTACAGAAGATGGTATACCAATGCGTAAATGGGATAATTGTACAACAGTCTTGAGCGACCTAGACCCAACAAGATTGCACTTTGTACATGTCCCATACAATCACATTGTTATCGACTTCGACTTAAAGAATGACAAGGGCGAGAAAGACTTGTCTATGAACTTAGCTAAAGCATCTCTATATCCTAAGACTTATACTGAAGTATCTAAGTCTGGAGGAGGTATTCACCTTCATTATATTTATGAGGGTAATGTTGAGGACTTAGCTAATGAGATTGAACCTGGAATTGAGATTAAGAAATTTACAGGCCACACAAGTCTTCGTCGTAAGTATACCAAATCTAACAATGAGTTTATCGCTCATATTTCTTCTGGTCTTCCTTTAAGAAAGGATGAACAAGTGTTTAAAGACGTACAAGATATTGTATGGACTAGTGCAAGTCTACGAGGATTCGTTGAGAAATGTTTGGCTAAAGAACATCACAATGCGACTAAACCGGAAGTGGACTTTATCGCCAAAGCCATGAAAGATGCAGAAGAACAAGGCCTTAAATACGACCTGTCTGACATGAAATACAAGGTTAAAGAGTTTGCTATGAATAGCACACACCAACGTGAGAATGCTTATAAAGTATGGGCATCTATCAACTGGAAGACTGTCGATGAAGAACCAGTAACGCAATCTAAATCATTATTCGTTCCTGAAGAAGATATTTACTTCTATGACTTGGAAGTATATCCTAACTTGAATATTCTTTGTTTCAAGCGATATGATGGAACATTGTCTGAAGACCCTAAGATTGCTAACAAACAACTCTTTGACTCTATTCCTGAAGAAGTATGGGAGTCTGGTGAGTCTTGGACAAGTCCAGATAACACAATTGGTGTGTGGTATAATCCTACTCCAGCTATGTGTGCGTCTATCATGAACAAAGCTCGTGTAGGGTTCAACAACCTTAACTATGATGCTCATATTTTCTACGACATGTATTGTGGTAAGAAACCTATCGAAATCTTTAATCAGTCACAAATGATTATTGATGGGCCACGAGCTAAGAACCCAGGTAAACGTGGGCCTGCATATTCTATTGACTATGCTGATATCTACGAGTTTCATGATATTAAGATGAGTCTTAAGAAATGGGAAATCAAGATTGGATATCCTCACGATGAGTTTGAGTTCCCTTGGGACAAACCTCTAGCTAAAGAACACTGGGGGCGTGCTGGTAAGTATTGTATGAACGACGTGGGTGCCACTGAGTTCTTGTGGAAATATAATCTTACACAAGATGCATTCACAGCTCGTAAGATTCTATGTACAATTACAAACATGCCACCAATTAACAAGACTCAAACCTTGGGTGAACGTTTCTTATTTGGTAACGACCGAACACCTCAAGACAAGTTTAATTGGTATGATTTGGCTAAGGAATTCCCAGGATACAAATACGACAAGTTTGGTAATCCTAAATCAACATACATGGGTGAAGCCACATCAGAAGGTGGATATGTCTATGCTGACCCAGGAGTGTATGAGAATGTCGTTGTATTGGATATTGCATCGATGCACCCTCATAGTCTTATTGCCATGAATTACTTCGGGCCATATACTCCTAAGTTTGCAGGTATTGTTAAACTACGTATGGGTATTAAGACTGGTCATATTGATGAAGCTCTTAGAGCATTTGACTCTATCGATAAGAACTTCTCAGAACAACTTAAACCATATTTGGAGAATGCGTCTGAAGCTAAAGGTCTTGCCCATGCTCTTAAAATCATTATCAACATGATTTACGGTATGACTTCTGCACCATATCCTAACGCTTTCAAAGACCCTCGTAATGTTGACAACTGTATTGCTAAACGTGGTGCTTTGTTTATGGTACAACTTAAACATGAAGTACAAGCGAAAGGTTATAAGGTTGTTCATATTAAGACAGACTCAATCAAGATTGCAAATGGCGACCAAGCTATCATTGATTATTGTATGAAACGAGCTCGTGAATACAAATATGAGTTCGACCATGAACACACATACGACCGTATGGCTTTGGTTAACGATGCAGTTCTTATTGCACAAATCGGATGGCCTGAGAAAGAGAAAGGCAAATGGGAAGCAGTTGGTACTCAATTTGCTGTACCATATGTCAAGAAGACATTGTTTACTCACGAAGAAATCAAGCCAGAAGAATTCGCTATGCTTAAACAAGCCAATGGTGGATCTATCTTTATTGGTAATAAGTTCGTAGGTAAGAATGCTTATATCTATCCATCTCGTACAGGTGGAGAAGCTATTGTGAAACGCCCTACAGATATCACACAATCTATCAAGTTGCGTTATGATAAAGGTATCTTGAATTACTTACCTAAACGTGACCAAGTCGGAACACCACAAGAGGTTGAACAGCGTCGTATTGAGCGTATTGCTAAAGAGGTTAAGGTTGAACCTGAAGTTGTTCAGGAGATTATTGACTCTAACTTCGAGAAATACGTCATCGACAAACCGTCAGCTCTTACAGGTTGCTCTGGATACAAATGGAAGCTCTGGGACGAGTTCAAAGATATTGAAGATGTAGACATGATGTATTACAATGACTTGCGTGCTAAAGCAGTTGATGCTATTTACGCAGTTGGTGATGGTAATATCATGTTCAAAGGTACTATGTTTGAAAGGAAGAACAATGAAGAAATGGTTGTTTAACTTTCTAGAGAGGATTAGGTCTCCTATCCTTTATCTAGTTACAGTAAGCCAGGCACAAGCTGGTGATGATGAAAACACAATGGGTATTAAAGTATTCCAACTTGCAATGCCTAAACGAAGTCTAAAACGACTAACACAAGCGTATGAGCTTTCACCTTTACAACAACCTTTCATTGTTCTGGATTTAGACGATAAAAGTAAGATTAGTATTAACGTGAATGCTGTACGCGAAGTCTCTGCGATACCTTGTAAAGATGAGGACGAACTTAAAGAGTTTGTTAAATCATCTGAGTTTACGTACAACAAGATTTGGATTGGTATGCGTGAGGTGATTATTGATGGATGATAAAGATATTGTTCGTTTAATTAATATTATGAAACCTCACATGGAATCTAAACGTAATCGAGCACATGTTGATATGGACGAACTACTATCGTTAAAGATGGTTGGTATGTCTGATGCTAAATGTGCAGATTATTTCAATGTCAGTCCAAGCACTATATATCGCAGAGTACAACAATTAAAGAAAGAAGGTAAACTATGATTTTATCTCATAGATATCTGTATAATATTACAGATAAACTACACCCGCGACTGTTTAATGAACTATACAATGTAGTCTCAGACTATAGGACTTTTATTCATATTTGTAGAAACAAGGCAGATATGTCATCACTAGAGTTCGACTATCAACAATCATTACACACACAAGAAAGTGTTGTGGAAGATGCATGTAGATTTGAACTTGGTGCTGGGAATAAACGTTTATATTTATTCCAAGGATATTTCAAGATTGATGATTACATTCGACAAAAGATTAAAGATACTGGTGGAAATTTCTCTGTAGAGATTGAGGCTATTGATGTTGAAGATAGTCACAAGTCAATCTTATTCCGTGGAGATGATAACTACGTGTTGTATGCTTCTACGTCTTCAAGACCTACAAACAAGGAAAAAGTATATATTGATTCGACTAAAACGTCTGGGGGTTCGTTCGTTAAAGTCAAGTATTCTTCTGGATATTATTACGAGGAGATCATTCCATGATAATCAAAGAGCTCCAGCCTATGCGACGTATCATCCAAGGAGGAGGTAAACGTGTATTAGGCGAACGATGCAAAAGGGAGCGAGACTTATTTGGTAACACGAACTGGATTAACAACAAGTATGGAAATGATAAAACTGGCGCTATAAAAAATTGGAATAGAGATACCAACGAATTTAAAACCATTATGGAATGCGAGTATTATCCAACTTACGGATTATCTGTTGAGGATATTACATACTATATACATGCTTGTGAGGGAGACCTTGAAGTAATCCTACGTAATCCTAACTTGTTAGATGGTAAGAGTCATAATATATTCAATAAGTCTGTTCGATATCTACAAGAATTACCTATATCTCGTTGTGCAAACTACTTGTACAACCACCCTGAACTATTAGGTTCGTTTCTATATGACCCTAACACAAACTCATTCATGTCGAAAATGTCTGATTATGAGGTTCGACGTGATATTTATTCACTATTAGTAAAGAAAAAATTTGGAAGGTATGTCGCAAATCACAAGAAACTCGACACGGCATTACTAGCAAACTCGTGGGGTGAGGATAGAGTCCCTGAGGACTCTCCTTACAACCACAACAGAAAGAAAGGAAAATAATACCATGACACTTACAATCAACAACAACCGCATTTCATTCCCTAACTCACGTCTTCGTTTTCGTAATTTCAAAGGGAAAAACAAATTAGGATATGACGAAGCTCGTACCTTCTGTGTAGATATCCAAGATGAAGATATGGTGCAAGACCTTATCGATTATGGATTTAATGTTAAATACACAACTCCTATGGATTTACCTACATATGAAAAATATGCAGAAGCAAAAGGTTGGGAAGAACCATTTGACCAATATATTGCGAACTTTGTACCAACACCTTACACTCAAATCAAGGTTACAAACAAACCAGGATTGCCTATCAAACCAAATATTCGTATTTATGAAGTTGATGATTCAACAGGTAATGCTATTCGTATTGATCAAAACGACCCTAAACAAGTTGAAGAAATGGATGAAATGTACTATAAACATGCAGACGTTGTGGCGTCTATTTACGAATGGAAATACCAAGGTAACACTGGAGTATCATTGTATCTTTACGGTCTTTACTTCCACACAGAACCATATTCAGGTGGTGGGGACGAGTTCTACCAAAAATACGTACTCGGACAAGATACTGCTGATGAACCAGAACTTCCATTTGACTAATGCCTTTAGAATCATATCTAGAACGTAGAGTATGCGCTACTATACGGAAATGGGATGACCATATTTGGGTACAAAAGAACGACCCGAATATTATACAAGGTTTCCCAGACCGTGTCGTATTCTACAAAGGTAAGGTCGCATTTCTTGAATTTAAAAAGGATAGTAAAGCACCAGCAAGACCTAATCAAGAATGGTATATTAAGACTCTGAATGAGGAGTTTGGTTTTGCTAGGTTTATATATCCTGAAAACGAGATAGAAGTTCTTGAAGCATTAAAAGAGTTTCTATTCTAATCCGACGGGCCATGTCGAGAGATTCACCCATTAGAGAGGAGAACTATGGACGATTTTTATAAGTATGAAAGATTGATGATTTCGTTCGGGTTTGTTTGGTCTGAGGCTGACAATCTATTTATCAAGGAAGATGATAACTATATTCCTAAGTTAACAGTTGAACAAGCCCAAGATATTTACAAGGTAGTCTATGACGATTAAATTTGGGGAAATTGAGTTATACGAAGACCAAGAAATAGCTTTGAATAAAATGTCTAGTGGTAATGTCCTTGTAGGCGGAGTTGGTTCTGGTAAAACATTTGTGTCTATATTCTGGTATTTAAAGAACTATCCAGATAGACCATTGTTAGTAATCACAACTCCATCTGCGCGTGATATGGTTAAGAAGGGACATACAAAACCAGACTGGCATGAGTCTATTGAGGCTTGTGGTATTAGTGAAGATAGGTATATGGTTGATAGCTGGAACAACATTGAGAAGTACAAGAAAGTGAGAGACGCTTGTATTATATTTGATGAACAACGAGTTATCGGGTATGGTAAATGGGCTAGAACATTCATTCATTTAGCAAGGTTTAATAACAACGCTTGGATAATGACAAGTGCTACTCCAGGCGATGTTTGGATGGATTACGTTCCTCTGTTTTGTGCTAATGGATTTTATAAACACAAGACTGATTTCTGTAATCAACACGTTATTTGGAATCCGCATGTGAAGTTCCCTGCAGTACAACGATATGTTGGTACTGGTAGACTAAACGCTTTACGTGGACAAATCCTTGTTAAGATGGACGATAAACGTAAGACAGTAAGACACAAGTCTGTTAAGCATGCATATTACAACGTGGATAAGTATAACCTGATTGTTAAAGAGCGATTCAATTATGACACAGGTATGCCTATTCAGAATGCATCGGAATTTACACATTGTCTAAGACGTGTTGTTAATACAAGTCCAACTCGTGCTATATTGTTGTTAGAACTAACTGAAAGATATGACCGTATTATTGTGTTCTACAACTACACTTACGAGTATGAGATGATTGTTGAACAAGCAGAGAAGATAGGTATGAAATGGGCTGCTTGGAATAGAATGAAGCATGAGAATGTACCTACAGGAGACAAGTGGTGGTATATTGTCCAGTATAATGCTGCTGAAGCTTGGAATTGTATTACAACTAACTGTATGGTGTTCTGGTCTTTAAACTCGTCTTACCGCAAGATGGAACAAGCTGAAGGTCGTATAGACCGTTTGAACACTTCGTATAAAGATTTATATTATTACTACTTCTTGTCTGATGCTGTCATTGATAAACGTATCATGGTAGCGATTGAGAACAAGAAAGCATTCAACAACTCGGCCTTTGCTAAGAAGTATTACGGGCTTGAGTTTACAAAGGAGAAATTAAATGAAACTAAAACTAACTAACTATGCGTGGGATATCGAAACAAAAGATAAAAAAGACATTTCAATGTCAAGTATTGTAGATTTGGACTCAATCCTTATGTTTATTCCTAAGTATGCTCTTGGATTTGGATATCGTAAACCTGTTCTTGCTAATGATGGTAGCGATTTGAATGACCCAACTCCAGCAGGAGCTCGTGGTGCACGTGGAGGAATTATGAACCTCTACGATACAGCATTTTCTGGATACGCTGCTCTACCTGTAGGTTATATTGCTGTAATGAAGAATGGCAACTACGTCCCATTTACAGACTTTGAAACACCTTATAACAGTGACAAATGGTCTGTGTATGACAACCTTTCTCTAGAAGATACTAAGCAATGGATGGAAATCCAAAAAGAACAAACGCATATTGATCACTCAGTGTTGGACTCTATCACAGATAGTATTGACCTGGAAACAAAATACTACGCGATGTATCAAAAACCATACACGCAAAGTGTTGTTGAAGTGCTTGATATGGGGCTTGATCATATTCAACGAAAGATTAACGATTTACAAGACGAATTCCTAATCCTTGTTAAGACTGATGAACCAGCTCAGCATGATAATGCTCGTAAGACATTTAAATATCTAGCTAACTTTAACACAATCATCAATGTTACACGTGCATCTACATACCAACCAGACTACACCACTAGTACAAACCAAATTGAGAATCCTTATATTCCTGGATTTGTATTTGATTACACTTGTGATAGTGACGTTATGAAAGCTTTGCAACGTATTACAGGACAATCTGTATCTCAAGGAGCTGATAATATGAGTCTTGATGGTAAAGAATTCTCTGAAGTAACATTCCCTGCACCATATTTCACTTACAATAAGTCTAGTGACATTGTTGAATATCGTGCTGGTAATCTATTCCATAATGCCGCTGAATACTACAAACATTTCACTAACCGTTTTAAATATTAAGGAGTTATTATGACTGCTACATTTGATAAAAACGATTTTAAACTAGTTATTGGCTATGCTGAAGCTATGTATATAAAGAACTACGGTTTTGATGATGTTGATTTGAATGGTTGTCTCAACGCTGCCCAGTTTATCAAGAACAGTGAAGGTTATGAACCTATGTTGATGGAACGCTGGGTTAAACAAGACAATGGTGAAATCAACTTCCGTATGGTTAATGCTCCTATTATCCTTGATGGTGTTTATGACGCTAACAAGACAATCTCTGGAACTCTTAAGATTAAAGATGGTTCTGGACAAACCTTCGGTACCTTCCGTGATGCTATTGTGGCTGAAATGAAGACCGTTATTGAAAAGGTTGCTGAAGAAAATCGTCGTGTTACTATTAACATTAAGAAGGATACTGATGATAAGTATTATATTAACAGCGTTGGCTGGGAAGTTGGAGTGATGAATACAACAGAAACACTAACTACTCCTATGGAAGCAGACCCAAATCAACACAACTATTCATTACAGAGAGGATATTAAATGGAATGGAATGACCACTGGCGATTAGAAGGACGCCATGCGACACTTAGCCCATCAGGATATCATTGGTTGAATTATGACCCTGATAAGATGCGTCGTGTAACTTGGAATAACTATTCTAAGGAAGACGGCACTAAGATGCACGAACTAGCATCCAATATGATATTGTATAGCATCATGCCTGAGAACAACGA